CGCGCTCGATGCGCGTCACCCCGCCCAGCGCATCGGTCACGCCGATCAGATAGCCCGCCTCGTCGTGCTCGTAGTGCGTCTCGCTTCCGTCGATCTCCGTGCGCAGGGTGACTTGCCCCCACGCGTTGTATTCGTAGGCAGTCGCAGCACCCAGGGCGTCGATAGAGCGCGTGGCGAAGCCATTCGCGTCGTACTCGAAACGCGCGATTTCGCCGGACGGCATCTGGCATTGCACGGGCTGCAGGCGCTCGTTGCGCGACCAGATCTGCGTGCGGCCGTCGCTCGTCGTCACGGACAGGGGCTCGCGCGATGCAAACGCGTACTTCGTCGTGCGGGTCTTGCCGAGCAGATCCGTTTCCTCGCTGACGCGCCCGAGCGAATCGTATTCGAAGCTGACCTCGCGCTCGCCCGGGAGCCAGACCCTGGCCGGCGCATCGGTCTCGCGATAGCCGAAGCGATAGCGCCGCCCATCGAAGTCCGTATGCGACAGCACGCAGCCATACTCGTCGTATTGCCAGTTCGCGTCGCGGCCGAACACATCGCTCACCTGGCTGACCCGGTTGTCGGAGTCATAGGCGAACCGCTCGCGAGCGCCTTCCGAAGTGGCGCGCTCGACCACCCGCGCGACGCCGCCGGCCGTCTGCCACCTATACTGCGTGACCATGCCGAGCGGCCCCACCTCTTCGACGATTCGTTCGTTTTGCCAACCAAAACGGCGAACGACGGTACCGATGCGGTTGCGCACCTCCGTCAACTCGCCGTTCGAGCTATAACCATACTGGGCGAGCACGCCGGTCGGGCCGCCGTCCACGCATTCGATGGCGGCCAGGCGCGCGCCCGGCCTCGTTTCATAGTGCATCCGCAGCTCGTGGCCGCATGTGCCGCGCATGCGCAGCAACCGCCCCTCGGCGTCCCAGATGCAACCGATCCGCTGCCGGTGCAGATCCTCGACGTACTTCAGCCGGGCGATTCCGTTTGCGTCGAAGTCGCCGAAGACCCGGTAGTGCGGTGTCAGGTCGGCGACGACCATGCGGCCGTCCGGCAGATGAGCGAACTGCAATTGCGCCGACGGCGCGATCACCTGCGTTCCGCGCTCGGGAAACGGCACACTGAGCGCGTTGCCGTACTCGTCGACGTAGACGAGCTTGTCGCCCGACCTGTGCAGCGTGATTTCCCAGCGGGTGCGCCAGCCAACGCCGAACAGCCCGATCGCAGTGCGCGCGCTCGAATAGTAGCGGGACCATTCAAGCGGCAGACGGCCACGAAGCGAGAAATCGGTTTCGTCTGCGGGCAGACACACTTTGCTGCCGGACACCACGTCCACCGAGCGCAACAGAATGCCCGACAGCGCGCGGCGCATCCGATACCGGTCGACCAACTCGCCGAGCTGCTGGCAGCGGTCTGCCGTCTGCCCTGTGCGCGTCAGCGGCAACACCATGCCGGGCAGCTTGCTCAGGTCCGCGCCTGGCCCCGCGATTCCAGTCTCCAATGCCTCATCCTCAGCGTCACGAACCGATAAGCACGTCCGACACGCCGGAAGTGATCACCGAGCCACACGAAGTCGCGCCGGCGACCATCGCCGCCGGCACACCATTGACGAATACGCCGGCCGAGCCCGAAACCACGGCTTGCGCGGAGGGATGCTTCGAGCAGACTGCCGCACTGAGACCGACCAGCGCCACCGGGACGCCGTCGATCAGGACGTTCGGCGAACCGGTGACGATCATGCCGCCATGGCAGATCAGATCGCCGACGCGAGACATTGAAAACATGGGGGATATGCTCCTTTTGAAAGGACGGCAAGGTACCGACGGCCGCGCGCGGATGCGCGCTGCGGCCGGACACAGTCGTGGAACGTCGCGTTAGAGGTCGGTGGCGGCGTAGTCGTCGGCGTTGGCGTTGGCGTTGGCGTAGGTGTTGGCAGTGGCGACGGATAAAAAGATTGATACTCTGGTCCACCAAAGGCAGTCACCGTTCGGTTGTATGAACTCCCATCTAGAAGATAGCTCGCTGAATTTGGCACACCCAGATACAACACCGTGTTTGGATTCACTGTGGCCGGAATCGGTGGAGAGTAGCTTGTCTGGCCAATCACCGAACCGGAATACAGACCAAGTCCCTTGACGAGATGCAAATTCGTGATGTTGCCACGGAAATATGTTGGTGCCGTGTTGCTCAGACTGTTGATATCTGCACCAATAAACAGGGAAGAATTAGACGACGTTAGATTATTGTTCGAAGAACCCGTGCCAATCAATCTGCCGTTTTCGAAAGCAAAGACTGTATTGGAAACGCGGCTAATCGAATAGTTCGACCATCTGTCTTGCCATTGAACCACCGATGCACTAACGACAGGATGTCCAAGTTCCAGCACCGCCATCGAACCATTGCGCATTTCGATGATGAGAGAACCCGAAATAGACACAATCGTTGGTCGGGTTCTGCCGGGCGCTTCACTTTGGAGCTGCCACCACTCTACGGTATAGTCACTTGAACCAAAAGCAAAATCTTGGCTGCTGGAAACCGCCAAATAACTTGATGCGAGGTCGGAAAGATAGATACTGCCTGATGCCATATGTTTCTATATATATCAGGCCGCGAAAAATATCATCCGATACTAATCTCCTCGTGGCCATGTTTCATCGCATAAAGACAAACCTCCGCAATGCGATATAGTCTTTCGGTAATGTCACTCGAACGCATCGCACCCGTATACATCATCGCACCGCCACTACCAACATCCATCGAAGGAAGTCTTTGCACCTTGTCCAAATTCTTTTCGTCGCTGTCGAGCACATTCTTGATGCGGTTGTAAAGGTCAATCGCCTTGATGGTATATCCTTCTTCAAAGTCTTCTAGTCCAAGAACGTCGCGATAAATAAGAACCGCGTTGGCGTTGCTCATATGCACCTCTGGCACTTCTTCACCTTTTCCAGCGTTGCTGTTCTTGGTGATTTCGATGCGCACTACCGGACTTTTATACATGCCACTTTTTTCCGGTCCGCGAACATTACCTACCGCCACACCAATCTTCGGCAAATATTCTTTCACACTATCAATCACCGCCTGCACGCCAGCCTCATTGAAACCAGAAGTATAAAAATTCAACGTGCCAGTGGGCGAAAACGTATCCTTGCCATCAGGAGACAAAATTTCGATGTTGCGATTCTGATAGAAATTCTCTTTGTCAAACTCACCAAACGAATTCACGACCGGAGTCAAAACCTTGCTGGTAAGAATAAAAGAAAGACCAAGTAGATTGTCCAAGTCCTTTTGACCATAATCCGCGCCCTTCGCAATGGTCATCATACTCTCGTTCAAAGGAAAGAAATCTTTGTATCTCATGGTGAATGTATAAATATGAATCAACCACGTCATATTTATACCTAAAATGGACGCCGCCAAACTCGTAAAAGTAAAATCTCGTATTCAGCCAAATGACAGAATCATCATGGCGAAAAAAGATATACTTCCGCTCAAGTTTCCAGTAGAGCAAGAGGAAAATCATAACGTCATTGACAAGCCATCCGGCCTATGGTATGCCGTAGGAACAGAGTGGATAGAATGGATAGAAAGCGAAATGCCACATTGGATGGGCAAGACATTTTATAAAATAGAGATATCAAACAAAGTCCTCAAAATTGATACCGCCAAAAAGTTCGAGGAACTCATGAAGAAGTATGGTGAAGTCAGAAGAATCCCGGGGTTAAAGTATAGCCGCAAACACAACCTATACATAAATTGGAAAAAGGTGGCAGAAGACTATTCGGGTATCGAAATAGCACCCTATCGGTGGCACTATCGCCATGAATATATGTGGTATTATGGCTGGGACGTAGCTTCGGGGTGTATTTGGAAAAAAGCGGTATAAAATCGATTAAACGCATTGGCATCCCGCGCAAAATATAAAAAGCTCAACTCTTTTCCCAATAGTGCTTGAGCGCACGTTGAGAACAAAGGTCGGTAAATTGCGCAGCAGTGCAACCGTTCGCTTCCACAATCAATGTTTCGATTTCATCCGGCCAATCCTTCAAGAAGTGATTGGCGATATGACGCTTTTCTTCCAAGGTGATATCCTCAAGTCCGACGCAACTATCCAAGCGACCCGGGCGAGTAGAAAACCCATCTGTTCTCGGCACACCGAGCGCGTCATCCACCTTGGTAATATCATTGGCGGTAACAAACAGATAGATGCCTTCACCCGGCTCGACGCCGCTAATGCAATTGAGCAAACAATCAAAGGATAGCTCGCAGTTTTCATTGACAGGAGTGCGTTTGTTAAACACCGCATCAATGTCTTCCATGACCACAATGCACGGCGCTGCGTTACGAGACTCTTCCCAGTATTTTAGCAAATGGTCATTTGTGAAAGTGCTCAGTTCAAATACACGCACAGGTAAGTCACACGCCTGTCCTACTTTTCTAATCAAACTACTCTTACCTGTTCCCGGTTTTGAATATAACAGACATCCTCTACGCCAAAGCAGTCCCTTGTCTGCATACCAATCCTTGGACGACAACCATTTCTTTACATCATTGAGCACAACATTGGTTCGGTTGTTGAAAACATAAAAAAACTCCTTGGAAGAATATCCAAGTTCTTCGAGTTTGTATTTGAGTAAGCGAGAAAACTTGTATGCATCCGGGCCAGCCGATTTCACTGTTTGTGGAGCATCATTATAACCAAGCCTGCTGCCGCCCGGCTGCTCACTGCTTTTTTGTCCCACAAGCCGAGTAATATAAAAACGACTGTTGCGCTTGCTGGCGTCGTCGCTTTGCTTGTGAACATTCTCATACCAATCGACCGCATCGATTATCATTTTCTCTATGTTCAAGGTGCCCCGCAGATGACGAATCACCACAGTATCCTCACGAATTGTTCCCATGTCGCCTTTATGACCAGAATTACCGTTTTCTCCCGATAAGTCACTCAACATGATAATCTTGCCGCCAATACGATAAAGTTGATTTCTCAAACTCTCCGCGCTTTCATATACGACAAGCCTGTTTGCCTTTTCTTTTACAACATACTCATGAACGCTACTATACTTCTTGATGTTTGAAGGCAGGGTCTTGGCATTCATCTTCAAGTAAAAAGTGATGGCCCGTGCCGCATTACCGGTCACTTGAGTTTCCAAGATAAACAAACGAACAAGCTTGGCCAAAAAGACTCGAATTTGACTCCACATGGTTATCAAAGGAACCAAAATAGCGAGATAAGGAAAATAGGAAACTAACTGCTGAGTAAGAGATGCGGAATTCATATAGAAATGATACCACCCTACTCTGAGGCTCGCCCAATCAAAGTCAAGCCAAAAATCATATATACAAAAATCCCAGAGAAAAATTTTCCCAAAATTTTGAAACTGATTTTTGGACAAAGAGGTTCAAAAAGTAGGATAGGAAAAAGAGTATAGAGAAGATTTGGAAATTGCTGGAAGCATATGAGCGCGACCGGGGAGCGCGTATATATGAAAAGTTGATAGAAAAATTGACCTCGTAAATAAAGCGTATGCGCGCCCCATAGGGGTGGGGGGGGTTTACCCCCACCTAGAAGACACCTAAACCCCCACCCTAGAGGGGGGTAGATGGGGGGTTAAACGGCAGGTAAAACCCCCGTCCCCCGCCCCCACCGTATGGGGGTTGACACCTGTCAAGAGTAGATGGCCTTTACAATTCCAACAACCATCAGGCCGATAATGACGAGCAATCCGCGAAGATATGCTTCATCCATTTTCTGTTCCAGTTCTTCGTCAGTAAGAACGTGATTCCAGTCAACTTCACCGAGAATGAAGTTCATCAACCGTTCGGCGACGATGTCCATGTTAGTAACGAGTGTTGATGACGTGGGCGAAATCGTGGTGCAATTCGATATGCACGTCGGAGTTTGTGAAGCTCGTGACACAACGCTTGCCACGGCAGATGATTTCAACCTCTTTTTTCGTCGCGCCCACGACTTGTCCGACACAGCCGAGGACGAGCGAAGTGACCGGAATGTTGTTGTCGAGGAGAAGCTTGATTTGCTGATTGACGTTCATGGCGAATACGGTGACGACGTTTTTATAAATGTCAAACAGCAATTTGCGTTTGACGATATTCTGTTTTGATTAACCGATGATTTTTCTTCGGCCAGCCACTCTCAATTGAGAGCTTGATGAGCCGCCGAGCATCTTTCAGCGTGGAAGTTTCAAAATCGTCCAGCCAACCACGTTGCCATTTTCTGAAAATGTTGTATTTGACTTTCATGGTGTCACTCTTTCGTGTCGGTTGAGACTAGTAAAGAAAGTAAGGCGAGAACGATGGTGGCGGCGAGCATGGCATCAAGCATACCACGAGCAGTAACGCGGAATGCCGTTCCAGAGATTCGCGTTGGAGTAATCCATGCTGACGAAATAACCGTCTTTAGTGAAGTTGACGCGCTTCGTCACCGCCTCGCCGCGATAGTCTGCAACGGTGTGCGGTTCGGCGGGAACAGCGTCACCGCTCATGAAACCCTTTTCCGTGATTTTGGTGTTGATGCGCTGGATGGTGATGCTCTTGCCCGAGGGCGAGATTTTCAGCACCTTGTAAAAATCGACATTCGTCTGGTCGTAACCCCACGAGGAAACGAGAATGTCGCCGACCTTGGGAGTGATGGAAACGGTAGCAGTGTTCATGGGTAAGAGAGTGATGGTTTTTTTATAAAAGTCAATCACCAATGAACTATGATTGAAAAACGATTACGACACCGAGCCAAGTGAAGACTGCGGCGAGCACCCCGATGGTCAGGCTGTCTTTCCATGAGAGCCGTTTAATGAAACGCGCACCAACGGTGTTGCCAACAAACACCCCAAAGGCGAGCCCGGTGGCAAAGGCGATGGTTTCCATGATGGTATCAGATGCGAACAATACCCTTCACGGTGCCACCACCGCTGCGAAGAAGCGCAGCCTGCGAGGCTTCGGCTTCATTCATTCCCGACACGATATGACGGGTGAATTGGTTTCGGGCGTTGACGACCTTGAGGACGAGGACAGAGAAGGTTTTCATGTTGAAGAGAGTGGTGGGTTTTTATAAAAGTCAACTCAAAAGCAGTGATTCCAGAGAGTGGAATTGTCCGCAGAGTCCGCAGAGTTCAGCGGCTTCGGTTTGTTTTCGTCGATTTCACGGAGCCGTTCGGCAACCGTCTTTTCCCGCTTCACTTCCTCGCAGACGGGATGCCACGAGCCGCACAGTGTTCCAAAAACAATGCTGAAGTGTTCGTGGTCGTTGCGTGCGCTTGTGGCGTTGTTGAACACACCACCGGACCACGAACAGGATTTACACTTATATGAAAGAGTCATGTGCATCACGGTGACACCTTTTTTATAAATGTCAACTCAATACTTCTGGTCTTGAGTGGTCGCGTAGCAATTCCACTCGCTCAAACTCTTGATGGAATTGTCGATGGCTTCTTCGATGGTCTTACCGGTGCCACGAGCGGCGGTCGTGCCTTCCCATTGAACCGAAGAAGTCCAACCTTTGGCGGAAAGAGTGAGGGTGAGACGCTTGAACGCCTGACCGTTGGGATAGGTTTTCTTCGTGAACTCGTTTGCTTCCCAGTAAAAGAAGCGAGTGGTCTTGAGAACTTCTGGTGTCATGCTCAAGAGACTGACAGAGTTTTTATAAATGTCAAGCGTTACTCGCGCTCAACAAGAATAAAATCAGAGGCCATCAAGATGTAATACGGCGTAAGCACTTCGCGGTGAACGATTTTATACTTCGGGTTTGTGATGTTGTTGAAAAAGAACGTGGTGTCATTCGTTTTCACAACTTCTCGACCCCGCACGACCGCTTGAATCACCACCAAGTCGTCGGCCTTCGTGATGCGAATGTTGTGAGGCTCGGTGTCAACGATTCGCGTGGCTGCCGCGAGGCCCATGAAAATTGAAAAGCAAAACACAATCGCCGCGACGAGTCCGATTGGTCGAACAATGGCGTTGGAACTGGAATAGGGGTCCAAGAAATAGGCGCAGATGAGGAGCACCAGAAGAGAACCGAACGTGGACCAGAGGATGTAATCAGGATTCATGATGAAGAGGGTGAAAAGTTAAGCCTTGAGAGCGAGAATGTCTTCTTCCGAGAGACCAAGCGTTTTGGCTTTGAGAATGGCAGCAGCCTTCTTTTCGGCCTTCACTCGTTCTTCCACGAGACGAGTTTCGGTGCGCTTGTCTTCTTCCGTGGGTTTCGTTATGATGCCACCGGGATAATAAGTCTTGTCCCCGATGACAAGGAGAGTTTCTTTGGTCACGTCGCAATCCGAGCCCATGACATAGTTGCCCTTGGCGATACGGTTGGCGGTCGCCTCCAACTCGCAATAGTTGCGGGCATATTCCTGACCGCGACCTTCCGTAAGGTCTGTGTTCGTCCAGACGACGAACACCTCTTGCGTGCGCTTGACCGGAACGTGACTGAGCGGAACGTTGAGGGTGGCAGTGTTCATGACCAGAACAGTGACGATTTTTTTATAAATGTCAAGAATATCCGTTGAGCATTCTCTCAATCAGGCGCTCGTCTTCGGGAGAAGACTTGAGTTTCAAGCTGATGGACTCGCCATAGCAACTCACCTTGAGCATCCGAACACAAGGATTCGCGGAGTTCTCCGGGGTGTCGATTTCTCGGATGCTGCAAAACCCAGCGGACGTTGGAATTCCGCGACCGCGAACGTCGCTGTGTTGGAAATACTCGCCGAACACGACGGGCATGGTATGGTCGAACACGACATATTTGAGTTTCATTGCTCAGTCTCCGTGATGATAAATGAGTTGCACGCGCAGTTCGCCGCCCGTTTCGACTTCGAGCCCGTTTCGATTCTCCGTGACAACGCTGTGTTGTTCCACGGTGCCGAGGCTAGTGAAAGGAGGAGAAAAGAACTTGTTGAACAGATGCTTGACCACCGCCGCTCGTGCGTCGATGCTCAGATTGCCAGTGTAAGGCAAGATGTAATAGCTGTAGCTGTAGTAGCCGTTGCCACTGTCTTCCGGGAGGCCGAGGCTCTTGGCGGGAACCGGAACGAACTTGCCGAAGTGGAGGCGAATGTTGTTCTTCATGCTACCGAGTGTGGCGAAGTTTTTATAAATGTCAAGAATTACTTGAGCTTGACGTGGCCATTTCCTTCTTCCTTCTCAACGTCATACCCAAACGGGCTGCCGAAACGAAACCAGTAAGTCTCGTGGGTCGAGGACACCACCTTGTAAATTCGGTAGTTCTTTGAAACCCAATAGGGACCGATGTTGAGAAAATGCTGTTCGCTGGAAAATACGGTCTGGCTTCGTTGAGATAGAAACGATTTGATATCACTCTGGTCGCTTTGATAGGCGCACCGATGCACGAAGAAGACAAAGAATATCACCAACACGGTGATGATGACGTAAGAGAGCTTCATGAGGTTTGAAATCTCAAGCAGTCGTTTCGTTTTGCTTCGTGAAAATCTCGTGAAGTTCGTTCGTTTCCTTCGCCCACTCCGTTGCCTTGGCGCGAGCCTCTTCCTCGTCGGCACAACGAACGCCGTAATCGAGCCAGAAGTCGGAGCAGATGGGATATGCCGTGCTGTCAACCGCCACCACTTTCTTGTCGTTGAAAGTGGTCACTCGAATCCGGTCCTTCATTCCGTTCGTCTTGTGAATGAACCCGGTGAACTTACCGAACACTTCCGGGTTGGGGAAATAGAAAATGGCGACGAAGCCTTCTGCGAGATAGTAGCGAAGCGGGTCGGTCATGGGAGATAGAGTGATGACTTTTTTGTAAAAGTCAAGTTTTACCAGTCGATAGCGAAGATGCCTTGTTTCCAACTCCACTCTTCGAATTTCGGTGTGAACATCATGAGAAGGATGAACCAGAAAATCGAGCAAAACCAAAAGCCGGGGGACGTGAATAGTTCTTTCATGTTAGTTTTTTCCGAAGCTGCCGAGGAACTTCCAGAACCGAGAAAGGCACCAGACGATGCACCAGACGATAATCGCCAGCCAACCGAGCGGGCCACAAAGAAGGCAAACAAATCCGTTTTGCGCATAGCTCCAACGGGTGAGCGTCACATGGTCGGAGAGGGGAATGAGGATGCAGGCTCCGAGGACAGTCCAAACACCAACAATAAGCGGGAGGTAAATCATGGTCAGAACATCGCAGCCATTTCAGCCTTGCCGAGTTTCTTACCTTCGTCAACAGCCATGCCAATCAGCTTGTCGAGGGCATATGCCTGCTGCTCAAGCTTGTCAAAGTCGCCCACCTCGCGCCGTTCAAGAACGAACGACCGAAGTTGATGCCGGTTGAGCTTGTTGATTTTGTTGAGAATCTTCTTGTCCATGTCGATTAAACTGGCAGGGATTTTATAAAAGTCAAGGCTTGAGCTTGGCAAATCGACCGTCTTCCTTCACCGACACAAAATTGTGAGTATCAAACATATACCGTCCGACATACACCCCGTTGGGAAGTTCTTTCTTGACCATCTTGCGAACGCGCCTGAAAGTCCTGCCGCTGTCCACGAGGTCGTCCACGAACACCCAAGAAAAAGAATCGGTGCGGTCTCTAAGAGAGGTTTCCACCTTGCGGAAAGAATGGCAGCGGTCGCCACCCTTGCGCACGACGACCAGATGCTTCTTCATGAGAAAAGAAAGCACAGAGCCGAACACCATTCCACTGATGCCAGTGACAACGATGGTATCGAACTCAACAGTCTTCAATTGCTCGGCGGCGAAATCCTGATGCGCCTGACGATTGCCGAACGCTTTGCTCAAGTGCGAAGCGCACTCGGGGAAAACAGTCTTGGGATAGTTCATGTCACTTAAAGTGACTGACTTTTTATAAAAGTCAATACTAAGTCAATACTGTATGTTTTTTAGACGATTGATTTGGTCTTGAAGAATTTGCACTTCACGACTGATGATTTCTTGCAGCACAAGAGCCTTGAATTTCTTGCCCTTGTAATCATGGGTGAGGATATGCGAGCGCAGTTCCTCGTCGGTCATGTCTTTGATGTTATTCACCGAACATTTGGTCCTGACAGGTTTGGCACATACCGCTGATGCGATATTCTTTCACAGAAAGGGCGTCCTTAAAACCAGTCACCGGCTTCCTACAGGTCGCACAGACTCGCTGCCGAGCAGCGTCTTGACGCGAAATGCCATTGAGTTTCGTGAGAAGATTGTCGATGGCGGGGGCTTTGGGCGTCGGATTCATGACGTATTAAAGTGCTCCAACTTTAACAAAAGTCAAGAAAAAAGAAACTCGGTGGCCCACTGACACTGATGTTTCATATAGTCCACGCCAGCCTTCTTCGCATTGGCATCAGCCTCAACGATGTCTTTGGCGGCGACGATGAACTTGATGTCCTTTTTTCCGTTGGGCGTGTAATGGAAGTAGATGTAGATTTTCATGAAGAAAAGCCCCGGTTTCCCGGGGCCGGTGTTATCCACGACGACCAAGACCGAAGTTGATGGGGTGGGCATCGCGACCCGACCAATCGTAGCCGGAAGCCAAATGTTGCTCGACATTCATCCACACGCTCATCTTGCAACCGTGCTTGGGATGATTCGTGCCGTGAGTGGCGAGAATCTTGCCGAGAAGGTTGAGATACTCGTCACGGGAAATTTGTTCCCGCATGTTGCCGAGGTTGGCGTAGTAGTGCTTCCAGTAGAGAGTGGCGTTGTGGCTCTCAGGAAGCACTTCCATGCTCACATGACCCATCGAAGCGGGATACATGTGGCCGTTCTCGTAATACTGACCAGAGGACGAATGGGAGACTTTGATGACTTTCATACCACCAAGATGATGGATTTATTATAAAAGTCAAGCACCAAGCAGCTTTTTCTTCTCGGCCAAGAGCTTTTCTACTTGAGCGTCAATCTCGGCGACGCGAAGTTGAGAGGCGCGAGCATCGGCTGCGTTCTTGATTTCCACCTTTTCGATTCTGCCGCCGCCACCCCATGCCCAAAATTTCGGAAGGTCCACCGCATACTTGATTACGTCATCGAGCTTGCCGGTGACGACGCCGAGGTTGGGTTCGTGATGATGACCACCAAAATCACAATTGGGGTCTTCCCCGTAAATCTGCCAGTGTCCCGTTTCATTCAGGGAGTGCTTTTCGAGCAACCTGCGACCGAAATAGCTGACTGTGGTGTATTGCTGATACTTTGCGTTCATGGGTGTAAGTTGAAGGTTTTATTTGAGAGGTCAACCCAAAAGCCTTTACATCGACCAGTAGGTTTCGGTGGTGGGGTCGCAGCTGGCAGGAGTGCCGAGCGGAACGAGGATGGTGCCAGCCTGCGGGTTTCCGGGCATGGAACCGCGACGGCAGGGAATGCCCAACTCGTTGAGTTCGAGAGTGTATTCCTTGCCGAACTTCACCATGACGAGCCGGTTCACGAGCGGGCTGTGATGGGCGATTTCTTGTTCGGCGAGCCAACGCTTGAGGTCGCCTGCGGTGAGACCGTTCTCGACAAGGGTGGCGTTGGCATATTCGAGCACCGCCTCTGCTTCCCACGCATTGAAATTCAGCTCATCGAGGGCACGAACGGCAAAGCGCCACGACTTGAATCGCTTGGCCAACGGAAGGTCGGCGGTTTCACGAGCGAGATTTTTGACGTTGAAGTTCTTGTTCATGACCCCAGAGTGACGGAGTTTTTATAAAAGTCAACTGTTTTTACTCTTCGGCGTAGAGCTACCGCCGAGCAGCGCGGCAATTAACCAAGCGATGACATGAGCGATAACCCAACCGCTGTTCCATCCCAGCGTGGTGCCGATGTAGAAGATAATCAACACGCGAGGGATGAAGAGGGTGAGCAGAAACTCGAACCAGAACGGCACGCTGTTCGGGGGAATGGCGTTGAAATACCACGCGAAGAACAGCGTCAGGCGCGGAAAGAACAGAGAGAAGAAGAGGAGATATTCGTTCATGTTGAAAAGTGGTGGGAGGGAGAGAATCGAACTCTTGGGCTATCATCCAGTGGCACCCTTGCCACCCGACCCCAGAGAGTAGAGTGGCGGAGTTTTTATAAAAGTCAAGGTCTATTTCATTCTCCGCAAAACACAGAACAGAATCAACATAGCAACCAGTTCCAGAGCAATCAGCCCAAGGCTGGCATAGAACCAGAAAGTGTCACCACCCGCTATCATGGCCAGAGAGCGAGCAGCACAAAGAAGAACAAGGAGCAGGCCGCGAGCGTGATGCTGGCGTTGCGATGAACCTTGAAGTTGGCTGGGTCGGCGCGCAGGCGGTCTGCGACGAAATACATCGCAATGCTGGCCGCTCCGGTAGATGCCGCGAGCAGACCGACGAGAAATTGCATAACGGGTGTCATGGAGTTATTAAGAACAGAGTATTTATAAAAGTCAAGACTCTTCGTCGTTTTTAGATTTGAAGAATTTCTCGATGATGTCAGTCCCCTTGTTCTTCAAAATGATGAATATATGAAACAGCAACCACATCGCGCAGGCCGTTGCCACCACGTATCCAAGAAGCGTGAAACCGTCAACGAGGTCTTGCAGGGGTTGGGGCATAAAAAAGCAGGATGGAAAGCCATCCTGCTGAAAATTAAAAAAATGTCAAGCTCAGACTTCGCGCGCCGACTGCACGTCGGAGAGATAAATCGGGTCGCTGGTGCCCACGGTGAAATGCGTCAGACCGACCAGCTCGATGCGGCCAATCTTGTGTTCGCCGTTTTTGAGCGTGACGAACATGTTTTTGCCGTTGATGATGAGACGATTGCCGACCGGCTGAGACGCTTCGGCATTGAGCGTCGCGGAGTCAACTTCGGGAAGGTCCGAAGGAATTTCGTTGGGAGTGATTTTGAACATGGTGATGATAGGTTGATGTTTGTTTTACGAAAAGTCAAGAGTTATCACGCATAATCTCAGACAATCTACCGATGTATTTGACAAAGCGTTGTCTTTCGTCTTCTGTGTCGTGGCGGGTTTTGAGAGTGAACTTCCACGAATCGTATAGCGTTGAGCGGTCCTTGATGTTCGCGATGACGTAGTAAGGCTCTTTGGTCCAATGCTGCAAGGCGAAGAGAAAAACGTCAAACTTTTTCACATTGACGGTCATTTCCCACTCGGCCTCGAATTTTTTGGCAGGCTTGGTGACAGGCGCAGGAACAGACAGGGATGGAATCTTGCCATATTTCCGCCGATAAGCCAGAAAAGCGTTCACGGCTTCGCCCTCTGATGCAGCGGGGTCAAACGCGAGGTTGATGAGTTTCTGGTCGAGAGTGGTTTCCATATGTTACCCCTCAAATTCAGAGCGAACGTCAAATTCCTTATCGCGACGGGCGTCGTCCACAATGTCGTTCAGCATAAGTTGTTGTTCTTTTGGCAGCGAATTAACCCACCGGACAATCTCTTCGCGGCGAGAAATTGGTAAGCGAGTATCCCAAAAAATTCAGATATGTGTTGGTAGCTCATGTCAAAGAGACTGACAGCTTTTTTATAAATGTCAAGCGACATTCATATCAAAACGAGGAACAAAGCCGTTGGTCATGTCGTTGATTCGCTTCGTAACATATTCATCAAACGGCAGAAGCAGAGCCTCACAGTCTTGATGATAGAAGAAGTTGCGAGTCTTGGCACCGATGTGCTTCTGCATCACGAGGGATAGAGCATCGCTGGTAAGCGCACCAGAACGCATGAAAGGGTTGGCCCAGTTCCACAGCCACTCAAACGAGGCGAGAGCGGCAAAGCGGGTGTATTGGTCGTTGTTGGCATCCCATGCGATGTTCCAGAAGGTTGTTGCCTCCATACGAACTTGGCTAATCCAGCGAGAGCGAGGATGCTCGAAAAGGAACATGCTTTCGCCCTCCGAACCTTTTTGTTCGGTCGTGCCATAGAGCATCCTACGAACTTCAAAGGGACCACCTGTGCGGGCGGTGAAACGAGGTTGATAGGTGTTGGACCAGACCACCATTTCTTTGAACGGCGTCACCGGAACAGGAAAACCCGGATGCTCGGCATAGGCCATGTTCCAGACACGGGTGTTTGTGTTGATGCGAGTGTCCTCAAGATTCTGCTTGATGGTCCACTTGTAAAATCGCTTCGTGCGGTCAACGAGAGGAGAGGCGAACGAATAGCACGGACTGTTGCCAAGGCCAGCGAAGCGTTCTTTCCAGAGTTCCCTTGTGCCATCAGCCGTCACCTGCTTGGCAAAGAAGGTGTTATACTTCTTGGCAAGGTCGAGTCGCATACGAAACAAACCAAACGCAAGCTGGTTGAGTTCGTTGGGATTCGTCAGTTTGGTCTCATTGACCCACTTGCCGAAAATCTCTTGAAACTCAGCACCCATGGCATCATATGGATTTTCAGCGATGACGTTGCGATAGTCGAGTTCCATGTTATTTCTGCTTCTGGTAGATTAGATGACGAATGGCGGCGGTCTCGTGGGTGCCAAGTTGAATCTTGGCCCAGCCATTAACCACGACCTTGCACATGAGCTTGTGCAGAATTTCCTTTGCTTGCGTGTCTGTCATGCGAGTTAAAGTGACAGAGTTTTTATAAAAGTCAAGCCAACACTCTGGCTTTTATCTTGCTCCACTTTGCTTCAAAGATTTTTCTTTCCTCGTTTTCCAATGCCTCGATGCTTTCCTTAGTGACTGGCACGCAATAGCCACTGGCAACACTGCCCACAAAATCGGTTGCTAGGTCGGCTACGAGAAAGATTGGTCTGTTGACACTGAAGCCTTGCTTCACTTTGGTTATTTGCCCGACGAATTTGCCGTTGGCGAAAGTATTGGCGATGACATAGTCACCGACTGAAAGCGGGGAATTCATACTAGCTCTTGGCGTAGTTGATGAGGAACATGATGATGCTGACGAGGATGGTGATAGCACCACCAAACCAAAACAGCGCGGTGATGCCGTGGCAGACCATCACAGAAGTGATGGAACGATGACGCTTTGCGGCAGTGGAGAAATTGGCGAAGGCACAAATTGCGCCGACGATGAGGCTGCTGATGCCGATGAAGAGGAGGGTTGAAGGAGTCATGGTGTTTTACTTGGTTGAAATTGAAGCCACCGGAGCCACCGTCTCATGCAGGCTGCGGGCGAAGTAACACTGGTTGGTGTCACTGTTCCAGCCGGTAAAGGTGAACTTGCGACCATCATAGGTCAGCACCTTCTTGACGAGCTTCTTCACATCATCCCAGCCGTTCGGAACGTCGATGATGAGAAACTCACGAGCAACGTCCGGGCGGTGACTGTGAACGACCTTGACTTCGTTCGGGGAGAGGGTGGCGGTTTCCATGCTGCCAAAAATGGCGACTTTTTTATAAAAGTCAAGCCTTACTTATTCTTTGGAGGTTGAAACGTTGCTGCTCTTGAAAAGGAGGCTGGAAAGAAATGCGAGCTTCCACGCCATCCACAGGCCGATTTCCTTGAAACCGAACATTTCCGGCAAAGTGGCGTTCCAGAGCCACATCACCGGCAGAGCGAGGATGAGTGAAATGAGAAACGCGAGGAGAATGACGGTGACGATGATACTGACGACTTTCATGGAATTGATGTTGACGAGTTGTTATGAAAAGTCAAGACTTTGTTTTACCAGTCGAACATGACCGGTTTGCCGTTATACCAACCAACGTTGCCAGTGTGAAGGTCGGGGTGAATTTTGCGCTCACGTGCAAAAACAAGACGACCGCCGATGTAAAGACAAGCCTCGCGGAGTCGAACCTTCTTCACCAATGGTTGCACAACCCAATCGTTCTTGAGCTTCATCGTGGGCACTCGCACTGACATTGGCGTGCGAGGTTCGAGGATGCAATTCTGTTTCTTTACCACCAACCCCAACCCCTTGTGGCCGTATGCTTGAATGGTGCGATATGTGCTCGTGAATCGCTTCCATCCGAAACCAGAGGTGCGACCAGTGGATTCTAGAAGCTCGACTTGGTTCACCAAGTCGTCCGGTTTCATGTAACTGGGCAGGTTGAGGTCAAACTTCATAGAGAAGAAGAAGCCCATCGTTGTTCACGATGGGCTGCTTGTCAAACTATTTGATGCCTTTTTTGTTTAGACCGTGGCAGTCAGCGAGGCGGTCTTGGCATCGGCACGACGGAACACGAGTTCTTTGCGGCCACGACGCACCTTGCCCGGAGCCTTCTCACCGGCGACGACGAGGGTGCCGTCCTTGAGGGCGTTCTTCACGCGCATGTAGAGCGTGATGTATTTGACCTTGTGGGACTTCTGCTTGCGCAGGTCACGCATCGTGAAGTCGGTGGCGGGAAAGTCCAGCTTGAAGCCGTAGGGGGCGCGCTTGGACGAGGTAGCAGTAGCGGTGACGCTCATGGTATTTTTGTGTTATTTGATGTTGATGATTACGGGTGAAAGGTTGATATGTCTTTTGTAAAAAGTCAAGAAGTTTTTACTTCCGACCATGCTTTTCTTTGATGGCGAGCACTTCACTGGCCGTCAAAAGGCCAGCGTGGGCCAGCCAAACGATGTTCTTCTTGCCACGCGCCGAAACACTGAGTTTCTTGTCGCGGTTGGCTCTCTTGGTGAGATTGCCCGGAGTCATCTTGAGCAGGCCAACGCCGAAGGTGCCGCTCTTCTCGTTACCGTAAATGAGCAGGCAGATTTCACCGAAAGCCTCCATCGGAATCATCCAAGTGTTGCCAATGGTGAATTTGATGTCAACCTCCGTGTCAGCCACCTTGAGGTCGAGCTTCTTACCCTTCACCAGACCGAGCATGGAACGGGTGAGGATTTCGACCTTCGTGCCGATGTAGGTCTTTTCGGTCTTTTCGAGTTCCGAGAGAGACGTGCGCCCGGTGCGGGGCGTGTCAACCACTTCGTCGATGCTCTGACGAACGAGGTTATGAAACTTCTCGGTCAGTTCAGCGCCATTGCTGAACTTGGAGAGGATGGCTTGTGAGACCTTGGAGATAGTGGGAGAGTGCTTCATTGCCGACTAAAGTGAGTTATTTTTTATAAAAGTCAACTCAAATCACGCGACCGTGTGGTTCTACGGATGAAAAAGATGAAGTGAACTTGGCGAGCACGAAAGTAATCTTGTGCAGATACACCTCACGAACCGTCTGACCAAACTCGTAAAGGGCGGTATGCTTGTGCAGATAGCGCAGAACGTGGCGAGTGAAAAGCTCGTGGGTCTGCATATAAATCTTCTTCCAGTGATTGCGGAAAACGCTGAGACGCTTGTCCCGGGCACACTCGTTATTTCCCTTCTTGCAGTTGCAACGGATACACATCGGCTGATAATTCCAATCCGTGTTGCCGCCCCGCTTGCTCTTGGGGATGATATGGTCACGGTTCATGAGAATCGTCTGGCGAGCACGAGACTTGCCCGAGCGATACACGCTGAACAGGTCAACGTGATGCCCGCCGCCCTTGTCAATCCACGCCAGAAGAGTGTTGCCCTCACGACCGCAGCGCACACACTTGCAACCATGAATCGCAAACGTCTTGAGATTGGCGATGTTGAACCGCTTGCCTTCGATGAGAATGCTGCGGTTCTTGCTGGCACGAAGACTGCGATACAGAGTCTCCTTGAGCGGAAGAGTGGCTACAACGTTCATTGGAGTCAGATTGAACGATTTGTTATAAAAGTCAAGAAATTTCGACTCTCAGGGCTTTGCGATAAAGGCTGATAGCGGAAAGACGCATGGCCTTTTTCAACTCTGCGGCACGGTATCCATGACGTGACCAGTAACGGCACATCTGCTCCACATCCATCGTGTCACCCGAGTTGGAACTGAAAAACTCCATCTTGGTCAGTAGCTTTGACCCGGTGATATGGTCGGAGTCATAGAACTTGCCCTTGTATGACACAACCACGTGGTTGTAGTTGCTTTGAAACGAAATGCTTTCGTCTTGGACGATGGCCCAAACGAGATATGCCCAAATGAAGCAATACCCGTTGTTAATGTCATAGGCCGTGATGCTGTATTTCTCCATCATCTTGTCGGCCACGAATCGCCCAACCGTGGCGATTCGTTGGGAACGAGGAAGTTTCTCCACGTTGAGAAACTTCGCAAGAGCGTCTCTGTTAACGGTAGCCTTCATGTGAGAACAGGTTGAACGATTTGTTATAAAAGTCAAGCCGTATGAGCTTCGACCATCTGGTTTAGCTTGGCTTGCTCGCTGATGCTGATGAGTTGAGCCGCATACTTCGGCATCTTCTTGAAAACGAAAACCATCTGTTTGTCGCTCAAGCTGCCGCGCTGCATATACTGCTTGGCGAGGCTGGATAGGAACTGAGCATCGGTGCCGGTGAAACCCATGCCATTCTCATGGCTGGTGGTTTCGCTCCTTTGCTCGTCCACAGTCTGGCGCTCATAGATGCGCACCAGACCCTTGAGTGCCCACGCCCGGTTGGTCGAGAGTTGGTTTTTGACGAAGAGAAGGACGTTGCTCTTGGTAGCTTTCATGCATCCAAGAGTGAGCGTTTTTTTATAAATGTCAAGCGGGAATTATCCCGCCGAGAATGTTTTTCATCGGCACAAGCTGTCCGCTGATGCGGCCATACACCCCGGAAACCTTGTCGGGCATGTGCGTGGTGACGATGTTTGTGTTCACAAACTCTTCGTCCCACCGCTTTGCCACTCGGTCCCACGAACGGCGATACTTGATTTGCCAGCAGACGAGGTTTTGCCCGTCCCAGCGAATGAACTCGCGCAAGCCTTGGCCGTCCTTGCAACCACGCATCTTGAGGCGAGTGCCGGGAATCAGAACGCGCTTGAGCGACTGATAGGCAAGGTCGAGAGCATTGTCTCGGTATTCTTGTTCTTTCTTCCTCGCCGCCCAATAGTCGTTCATCTTGCGGTCGCGCTCGATGGTCTCAGGATTCTTGCGGTCGAGTTCGGTCTCCACGACGGGAAGAATGGTCTTGAGTGTGAGATAGTCAAGACCACGAATGGTATTGATGATGCTGGCGGTGTCCATGTCAGTTCTTGAACTTGACCGTGCTCAGGAAAGCGGCCAGAGATGCCGCAAAGCCACACGGCACTGCCACCCACCACGGAGCGACGAGAGAAACAAGCCAGAGAGTGAGCACGAACGGAATCGTGACCACTCCGAGAAAGACACACAGCATGAGGAAGATGCCGAGGCCGTTGCTTGGAAGTGTGATTTTTTTCATGTTACCAGAATCCTTGGTTGAGTTCATACCCCTCGGCTTCGAGAAGCCCGGCGATGCTGTTGTAGCAATCACGCTTGGCCATGTAATACTCGTAGGAGCTATCGCCCGGGCGGAAGTTGCGCCACTGGTTTGCTCCATAGCTGCGAGCAATGGCGCGCTTGAGAGTGCTCACGTCGCGGTATTCCTCACGGAAGCCGTAAAGATTGTAGTGCGCGATGAAGCCGCTGGCCTGATAGATGAAATTGTAGGCCGACTTCGTGAGGTGGTCGATGTTTCCGGTCTGAAACACCTTGCGAAACGACGCAACGATGAGTTGCTGTTGACGAACGGTCAGAGGAGTGAGCATGAGAGTAGCTTGACGGAGATTTATAAAAAGTCAAGACTCGATTTCTTCCGGCTCGAACGCACGAATCGGAGTAATCTTGACTTCCTGTTTCTTTTTTGGCTGCTTCCAGTCCTCTTCACCCATCTTGAGTTTGCAGGCGCAGCTGGCGTAAACCGGACAGCCGTAGCACATGTCGTCGAGATATCGGTTGGGGAACAAGCACGTGACCTTGGTCGCCTCGCTGATTTCCAGCATACAAGGCTCTGACTTGAAATAGTCGGGGTTGTTGCTCCAAGGATACACCTTGCGCACAACTTCCTCGGTCACACCTTCGCTGTTGAGCACGACCTCGGTGGACTCTCCGGTGGCGAAGTTCTTGAGCTTCGGCTTGCGACCACGCTTCTTACCCTTGAGTTCCTTGATTTGCTTCTTGCGCTCCTTCTCGCCAGCATCGATGCGAGGAAGCTTCTTCTTGCCCTTGGCCAGTTCGCGAACATACTCCGGGGTAAACCCGGCGTCGATATACTTCTGCGCTGGGCGCAGAGCATATTCCTTGAACAGCTTGTCTTCGCTGCCATAGCTCTTGACCACGTCCTTGAAGCGCTTTTCGTCAGCAAAGGTTTCAAGCCCGCTGATATTGCACTTCCAGTAGAAATATTTGCCGTTAGCGCTCTGTTCGATACCAGAGGGACGCTTGATGCGAGGTTGGGCTTTACGAGGCATGTATATTAAAGTGACCGAGTCTTATGAAAAGTCAAGGTCAATCGGTGAGCATCCAGAACAAGAATGCGGCGATAGCAAGACCATAGGAATAGTCTGCTTTGCCGGTGAAGATGCACGTCACGGCACCACAAGCAAGAATGCCCATGATGACCCAGCGCCCGACGAGATTGATTTTTTCGTTGTCCATGATGTTAAGAAAGTTCTACCCGAGATTCGTCATGCCACCGGTATGGATGACTGGGAGCACGAAACGCTTCGGCCCATTCTCTTTTCGTGGGATTCTTCACGTAAGCCGTTTGCTTGGTGATAGCACACTCAAGCATAAGCCAGCCGGTGGAAAGACAAGTGGAATATACCCACCATTCATGCTTCATCGCTCAGTCCTCCCACCGCTTGCCATACTTGGTCTTGCGGGAATAGCTGCCCGTGCCACGCCGTTGCTTTTCAACGCGGGTAGTCATATTTGTGCCACATCCCACCGTGGAACGATGTTTGGTAGATTTCATAGGCTTCATCTTGGTCATCCCATTATAAATAGCAAGAAAAATCTGAAAATCCTAATGTTTTATGTTCTAATGTTATATTTATCAATGATATGGGAAGAAAAAAACTAAACCGAACAAAAGAAGAACTTAATGAACTCAACAGAACCCGTGTCAAACGACACTATCACAGACACAGAGAGTCAATCCTTGAAAAAAGAATGTTGCGGTATTTACGGGCTAAGGAACAAAATAAACAATAAGTGGTATGTCGGTCAGAGTTTCAACATACTTACGCGATGGGACAAAGCATATCGTAGAATGCATTGTAAATCTCAATTGAAAATTTATGCCGCTTTGAAAAAATATGGTTATGAAATGTTTGAAAAAGTGGTCTTGGAAGAGTGTAAACCGGACTTAGAAATTCTCAACAAGCGAGAAGTTTTCTGGGTTACTAAACTAGATTCCATTGACAACGGATACAACATTCATCCGGGCGGCGGGAGAGTCGCAAAACATTTTTCTTTTAAGGGCTATCGGCACTCGGTGGAAGCAATAGCGAAAATAAAAGAAGCAAGAAAGGGAAAATCGACCGGCCCGAGAACTCAACAGACGAAAAACAAAATCTCTGCGGGATTAGCTGGAAAAATTAAATCAAATACACATCGAGAAAATCTCAGCATTTCGTTGCGAGGTAGATGTCTTTCATCAGCACATAAACATAAAATAAGTCAATCGTTGCAAGGAAATGGTCTCGGAAAAGAAAATTCATGCTATAAATCCGGTAGAACTTTTCAAGAAGTAAGCGAGAAAATGAAAAAAGTTAGAGCGGCCAGAGAAATTAAACGGAAACTCCACTATTCTTCAACACCAAGTGTTCAACAGCAGAGCGGGGCACGAGATATCCCGTCGTCACCCAACTCTTGTTGGGAATTTCCACGAGACGTTTAGTCTTGCAGTATTCATCCAGAAAGGCCACAAGCTCTTTGCTGTTAAACCAAAAGCATTGCTGCTCAACTGAATACATATAAACGAAAAAATCCACGTTGTCTCGCGCGGCTCGCCACGGACCACCAAGCGTTCCTCGCTCAGTGTCGCTGTATCGCTCCATGAAGTAGTTTGCTGTGCGCTTCATGGAATAGGTGTCGGTCTTCAACTCAACACTCTTGCCGTCTCTTTCAAAGTCGAACTTGATACCGTCGGCCTTGTTAAGCCAAGGATGCAGCGACAGGAAGAGTTCTTCCCCGCTGCCTCCCACGGATAGTTGGTCTTTGAATTGGAACATTGAAAATTAACGTAGGGGCAGCTCGGATGGCTACGTTTACTGCCAAGCACTACAGCGGTTCTTCCCCGCACCAGCCGACCTGCACCAGAGCCACTTGTATGCAGTCACGTCCGGGTTGGCTTACTTCCTACGAAAGAAAAATTGTTTTGGGACTTTTACCCCACCTTCACGAACCCTCGCCTCAATAATGGAGGCGTGGAGAGGTGCTTTCAGCGTCGTGAACGCCATTCGAGCAGTTTAGTGTCATACTCAGGACCGCTGTCTCTTCGTTAGAATACAGCCGCTCGTATTGCGACTACCGGGACTTTAACCACGGACTTCCCAGTTTACCCCGGGCTTCCTCGACAGGTCTGATGTGTGGGAGTCGAAACCCACCCTTCCTCCATTTCAAGAGAGGCTGCACACCTTTGATGCTTCGGCAACGTTGCCTAACATCACATGCTACATCAAAGCTTTGCGGCAACTTCCCATTGACCGGTGAAGGTCATGACCCCCTTTCGGGCATCAGGGTTTAGCGTCCCCGCACATCCCAATCCTAGCACGCATGGCATCGGCTCTAAGGGATAGAAATTGGTGGCTAGGTTTCCGAGAAGCATTTCTGCTGGTGGGGCTAGCCGCCTCCACAATCTGAGGGTGAAGTTCTTCGCCGTTTTATTTCACACGGCCCTCATATCGGTTTTTGTATACAAAGAACAGGAAAGTGATTGCCGGGCCTACCCGGCGTTGGAATTGTTGTGAGGCTTACCTCACGATTAGAAGACTAGCTTGATACTAGTCTTATCAAAAGTCAAGACTTTTTGGAAAGAAAAACCACACCAACAAACAATCCGGTGAGGGGAATCATCAATCCCATGCTGATGAAGGAAAGAAGAAAAATGTCGGCCTCCACACCGAAGTTAAAGCCAAACACGCAAAGAGAAATGAGCGCGAGATACCCCACGCAAGTCAACAGCTTCTCTTGTAAAGAAAAACCAAGACCAGTGGACTTAGTTGCATCTTCCGCAACATCGCTAAGAATCGTGGCGAGTTTGTTGAAATAATTCATGGCTTGACGTTCGTCATGAGTTCCACCGGCACCGTGATGTTTTTGTTGAAACGGCCAACGGGATTCAGAAGGTCAACCACGATGCGAACGCGATTGATGTCCTTGACCTTGGCGGGAACACCAGCAAGATAAGCCGGACGAACTTTGCTCGTGAAATACACCGTGTCACCGATGCCGAGTTCACTCTTGAGTTGAAGAGCCTTCATACCCTCGCGGGTCTTGATGGTCTGTTTGAGAAGGTCGAGAGCGGCGTCAAGCTGCCCGTTGATGATGGCGGTTTTGATGTCGTTGACGGTCATGTTGATGATGGGAAAGTGTGCCTTGCCCAAGGGCGAGTCTATATTTTCTCCGGGTAGGCTACCCGGATAAGTGCGCTGTCCGTTTGAGTGAACGCGGGTCGCACAAATGTTCCGTTTCATATTTCAACTCAAATTAGTCTCGTCCCACGGAGTCGAACCGTTTTTTACCACAATGGGTTATGGGCCACCACCTACTAGCTAGATAGGCTGGAACGAAATTGGCGACCCCACGAGGTATTTACCTCGTTTATTTATACTCCATGTTAGACAGATACCGACCAGACTTCGACTAGTATCATCGTCTGGTAATTCACTGAATCATGATAGCACCTTGCAGCACTACTAGAGAGGGCCAAAAAATTGGTGGACCAGATGAGAATCGAACTCACAACACAGATGGTGCAAGCATCCGTCGCTGCCTTAGAACATGCCAGCCCACAGTTTGAAAGAACACTCAGTTTTACGTTTTGGAGAGTGAACTGTTTTTATAAAAAGTCAAGCCATTTTCGGCTGGCCAGACCGGATTAGTCTTTGTTGTCGAGGCTATCAACTCCCCGCCGACTTTTGCGCGCTTAGTCGGAAATTATAAAATAGGTGGCCCGCTGGCTCGTTTGAATCCCAACAGCACAAAGGACGAAAGCAGGATTCCCGACGTTAGAAACTTTGTCCCATTGTTTCGGTCTGCGCTACCACCTATGAAATTGGCGTCCCCGAGGGGAATCGAACCCCTGTTAGCGCCGTGAAAGGGCGCTGTCCTAACCGCTAGACGACGGGGACATGGAGCCGAGGGTCGGATTCGAACCGACAACCGCCTGTTTACAAAACAGGTGCTCTACCATTGAGCTACCCCGGCGTCAAAGAACAGGTATAACTATGGGCTATACCGAAAATCTGTCAAGGATTTTTTATTTCAGTCGGGACTGAACGAGCTTGACGATTTTCTCGGCAGCGAAATCGACGTTCAGTGTCGCGTCAGTGTCGTCGAGGATAATGCGCTCGATGGCATCTTTCAGAGTGCCTACGGTGGGTTTCTGAGCCTCTTCAACAGTCAAAGCGAGTTCGTCAATGTCGATGATTTCGACTAGGCGACCTTCATAGTCGCTTTCGGTGGCAATGACCGTGGCCACCCACTCGTCACCGTCTTTGTCGAAACTGAGCGGAGGAAGAACCACCCTATCGCCTACCTTAACCTCAAATCCACCAGCCGAATAGGTCAGACGCTTGCCGTTGGGCGCTTCCACGACAACCACGTTGCCGAAAACAGCCTCGCCACCGTCAGAAGAAAGCACAGTTTCGGGAAGATACTTGCGCACGAGCTTATAGACCTTTACCACAACCTTGTCATAAGGCTTGCGGGCAGTCTTGCAGAACTCGAATTTGACGCCCCCGCGCCGCACAACGCAGGTTTCGTGAGCATCATCTTCGATGCCGTTGAAGCTAATTTCGTTTCGACCGATATAGGGGTTGGTGCCGACAACACCGTTGGGATTGGCAATTTCATCCCAGTGGTCATCGAAAATCTTGCGAACATCCGCGCAAAAAGCCACCCACTGAGCATCAGTGAAAGGGGGCTTGTTCTTCATATAGTTTGTATAGCCCATGAGAGAAAGAGTGACTAGGTTTTATGAAAAGTCAAGAAGCTTTATTGCTTCTCGAACCAAAGTGGCATGAAGAGTGCAACCATGATGAGAGCGCAGATGCCTCCAAAATCAAGCGGGGCGATGTTACCACCGCCAGCACGAACGAGTGCGGCGACAACCCAACCGAGGGATAGACCGGCGAGGCCGGTGTAGAACTTACTAACACGAATGTATCTCATGGGTATTAAAGTGACGAGGTTTTAAGAAAAGTCAAGCGTCAGTGTTATGCTTTGCGACTTTTTTACACCACTCGATGAACTCATCGTTTGGAAGGTCGCGCTTGATGTAATTTACATTTTTGTGGACCCACTGAATGTTCTCTTTGGTGTATCCCTTTGAAGAATCAATGCGGTCCAACGACGCCGTTCCGTCCGATGCATTACTTTCCGACTCGAACACAAGCAATTCTCCGGTAAGTGCGCATTTTCCATCTTGTTCAACAAACTTATTCCATGCGTCTTCTTTAGTTAACCCTTCAAATGGTATTCCTCGATATGAAGCATTAAACTTTATCGAACTCCAATAAGAACCGGGCATTTAATTTAGTGTTTGATTACTTTTTTAGCACTTGATATAACAGTTTCTTCAGCTGTTCATTGGTCAGGCTCTTTCCGTCAAGCAAGGCAAACACGAACGAAGCGCGATTCGTCTGACCATACGCCTGCAAGATTTTCTCCGCAGCCTCTCGACGCGACAAATTCTTGACCTTTTCGACGAAAGTGTTGAACCCGACGAGAATCGGTTGAACATCCTTCCAAGCGTCACACACGGTTGACAAGTTCGCCTTGCACATCTCAGCAATCTCGTAATCGAACGTGTCGGAAACGAACTTGTAAAACTCTTGGTAAGACGGCTTGTTCTGCGCGAACCACAAATCAATGAGCTTCTCCAAAGAAGAAACTTCACTCTTCATGCGGTGGCAAAGAAGGTAGTGAGACGACTTGACCTTGAGAATCTCTTGGTCGTCGTGGAAATAAACGCAGATGCCCTCCATGCCCTTCATGTCCTGCACAGCCTGTTGCATCTCCTCAACCGAGTTGTAGGAGTAGGTGCGAGGACGACGCAGGCCATAGGTGTGCGCAAAGCCGTCCAGATTGGATTGCGGCAGATAAAAATAGCCGTCATGGCCGATGATTGCGGTCAGAACCATATCCGGCTCGTCGCCGTAGTTCAGCACAATCTTGTTCGAGGGAGAGGTCCACTCAAAAACATACGAGTGGTCGGTGGTCTGGAATGACTCAAGAAACTTGATGAAGCCAGCATACTTCTCGCACAGAATGTCGATTTCGTAACCGTTCTCCTGCTTGCGAGCGTCCACGGTGCCACGAGTGCGGATAACAGTGTGGCCCTTCCAGCGCGAGAAAATGAGGGTCGAACCGTCCAGCTTCTCCATCAACTTGGCGTTCGCCAGATTGGTCGGAGGTTGGGTCAGATGAGGCTTCTCGCCCCAGTTGAAGAACTTCTTGAAAGAAGCCGACACGATGTTGCCCTCAATGTCCGTAACGACCGAGCGGAACTTCATGTTCTCCTTGGTCCAGTGACAGCCGATATGAACTGGTTGGACCAAAATGACCGGGTGCTCACCAATCCAATGCTGGTGAGACATGAAATTTTCCGGGTCGGCCAAAGTTAAGTCGAGCTTCATACAAAAGAGAGTGGCACCGTTTTTATAAATGTCAACAAAAAACCCCGCCCTTTTGAGGCGGGGTTTCGATGAAACACCCTCGTCTTAGAAAATCACGTTGATGGCAACGCCGAGGGTGATGGCGGCGTAAACCAGACCGGCGACGACTGCACCGGCGCTTTTGCCGTCGCTCCAACTGTCATCCTCGTTGACCACCTTGTAGGTGTAAACACGATTCCAGAAGGGACCGGTCTTGCCGGTGCGCACGCTGTAAGCCATGAAGTTTCGACGGTAAAACCAGATGAACACACAAGTCCAGCCGATAAGGAACGGAACACCGATGGCGACGTTCTTCACGCGGTCCAGAAGGTCCACGGCGTCCTTGCCCATAATCTTCCAGCCCACCATGAGCATGGTAAAGCGACCGGCCTCGCTCTTGCTGAACTTGTCGATACCGTCCACCAGCGAAACGTCCTTGCCAAAGGCAGCATCGCGGGTTTCGTGGAGGATACTCTTTGCAGCCGCGCCGAACGCGGTGCCGAGATTGGTGCCCACGTCAACCCATTCGTTGGCCTTTTGGGCAACGGTGGGAGCGGGAGCAGCGGCCTTCGGGGCATCCTGTTGGATGCGAACCACAACTTCCTGCGGCTTGGGCGCAGCTTGCTCTTGAGCGAAAGCGGCACCAGCAAACAGCATGGCCGCGACGATGAACAGACGAGTGATGTATTTCATAGGAGTTCTATTGAAGAAGCCCTACGATGGTTCACGTCATATCAAAAGTCAAGACTTTTTCTTCACTTCTTTCTTCGTGCCGGTAAAGCGCGGAGGGTTGGAAGAAACAGGGGTTGGATTCACCTTGATAACTGGATGATTAGCAACGATGAAGCCGAAAGAGTTGTTGGTGGAGATTTTCATTGCTAGAAAACAAAAGACCGTTGCTGATAAATAGCAACGGTCTTTGTAATGTCAAAACTTTTCTCGATTTTCTGAAAACTTTTTCGTCAGTCGATGAAGTTGCGGTAGGCGTCCGAGTCGAGGCGAAGAATCAGACTCTTCACACGGTCGTAGGTGCCGATGGCGACCTTCTTGCCGTTGAAGTTCATCTGGTAGGTCGGGCTCTGCTCGTAGCTCTGCATGAGCTTGTAGGTGAGACGCACGAGGCACGAAACCAGCGCGGGCTTGTCGGCGGTGTAGCCGGTGATGGGGTTGCGGGTCGGCAGGGTGTCCGGGATTTGGGCCGAAACGATGACGCCCAGCGAGTCGAGCTTACCGAGCAGGTTCCACTCCGGGGTCGAGAGGTTGACGTTCTTCGCCTGAGCGAGTTGGGTGAGGTTCATGTGAGCGAGGTTCATGTTCGTATTAAGCACGAATATTTATAAAAAGTCAAGCCTCAAGAGGGATGATTTTGAAAAGAAGCAATTCAATTTCGTCGCCCTCGGTATCAACGAAAGTGAGAGCATGACCCTTCGCTTTTACCTCGTGGTTTTGACCTTCGGCCATCTTCGCGTCAAACTCATATCCATCTTCGTCCTGCCAAGATATGAGAAGAAATTCGTTTTCGGGGTCTCCGATAATGTCGGATTCGTTGATGATTGCATCGTAATACCAATCGTTGGAAAAGACGCGAACGATGTGGGCTTCACGGAGCAGTCGGAGTGCTTTTTCGACTGTGATTTTCTTGCTCATGGTTTAGTCCTCGATACCGGGATTAAGTGCAGGAATGAACTCGTGGTCGATTTGAAACGACCCTTCGACATATTCCGGGTCGGTGGGCAAAGACATATTGTCTGCCTTTTCGATAGCTTCATCCAGAGAAGCCGCCTCAACTTCCATCGTGGCCATTACGGTCCACGACACAGGGATTCGGTATAGTTTAGCCATGACCCATACGTTGACAGGCGCTTATAAAAAGTCAACAAAAAAGCCTCACTCCGAGGAGTGAGGCCGATGCATCTAAAAAAGTGATTTTCAACGGGTTGAGATTACACCCTAAACGGTCCCGACTTTCGCTGGATTATTTTTTCCCAGCTTGTCCACGCCCTCGCGGGTCGTATCGGCCAAGGTTGCAGTTTATACTCATGCGTTAGAGTTTACCGTGAACCTACTCGACAAGCCTTTCAACGTGCGACAGCCGCTAAACCGCCGCGACGCTTACTTATCCTATCAAACACATCAGAACTTGCGGTCCCAACGCGCTCCATCTTCTTTCGGATGGACTTAAACCTTTTTCGATTCACAGAGCCAGAGGCTTTTGCTTTTATATGGTTTGAATCAATTTCAAACGCCCTTTGCGGGCGGATACCCAATAGCGACGTGCTCTGGCATCTACGACTGGCCTTTTGGACCAGTGTATAAGAACCATCGCCTTAGACTCTACTTGCATGTAGTTTGTCCCGTTGTCAGAGATAAACAGCCAAGTCGTTAGGCTTGACGCTACCTTTGCCAACTGATGCACTCCACTCGGTTGCAATTCCTCGCAATATGCATCTACGCTTCATCTTACTTTCTCGAATGTTGGTAAACTGGCCCGGAAGGTTCCACCTTCTTATATCCTCACCGATTGGCTCTGGAATTTGAACGGCTACAGCTATCACTCTTCGAACCTAGCTCTACTCCATATCGGGTAAAGCCACGAGACTACGCTTGTATAAGTGACCGCGAAGCGGCGACAAAGCTTGGGTGCCTTGCCTTTCCCACCCTTTCGAGTGGCGTATCTTCCAAACACCTTGCGGTGCTTGCGGAGGTCATACCCCCCGTAAAATTTGTAATATGTAAAAGAACTTGCTAGAGATGACATTAATCAATCCGAAGGCTGAAGACTGTCTTCCGTAGCATTTGTAAAGTGCGGCCAACGTGTGTTAGACGGTGGCTAGTGCCATTCATACATGGTGTATGGTGACGACTGGGAGCAGGGACGGCGTTTGAATCCGTTGCGACACATTATGAGCGTGTTGAGTTACCACATACTCTACCCTGCCATGAAATTGTTTGGTGGGAGCGAGTTCCCGAAGAGTTTTCCATATTCTCTTCCCACCTGTTAAAAAACTGATTGAGCTACCACTCTACCACAAGTTTTATCAAAGTCAACTACTTTCTTATCAAATCCGCTGATTTTCCATTCAAACCCACAGCCCGTGATTTTCACAAACGGAATCTCTATCTCCATACGTCTCTACCTCTTCTCATCCACCTGCTCTTCTGCTTCCACTTCTTACAGCGTTTGCATTATTCTGGCGGCGCGAAATTGGCGCACCACGGGTTCATCAAAGGGGTGCTTTTGTGTGTTAAGTGACAACTCTCTCAAAGAACAAATCCGACTTTACGGATATATATCCACATGTCAACGGTTTTTTGTGAAATTCCGAATTTTCTTCTCACGTTTTATGTTATCACTTGATATTTATTGATATATGGGACGCAAAAAATTAAACCGAACGAAAGAAGAACTCAATGAACAATCTCGAAACCGCTCCTCAAGATACTATCAGCGCAATAGAGAAGCAATACTCAAGAAGCGTATGTTGCGGTATATATGGATTAAGAAACAAACACAACAATAAATGGTATGTCGGTCAAACAGTTCAGCCATTTAACGATAGATGGTTAACCTATAAAAGACTGGAATGTAAACAACAACCAAAACTTTTTGCAGCATTAATCAAATACGGTTACGATAGTTTCGAAAAAATTGTTTTAGAAATGTGCCCAAGAGATAAACAAGTATTAAATCAAAGAGAAACCTATTGGATTACCGAAAAAGATTCTGTTGAAAATGGGTATAATGTTCTCTCTATCGGTGGGACTTCTGGTATGTTTGGAAGAAGTCACAGCGAAGAATCGAGAAGAAAAATAAGTGAAAAGAAAAAAGGAAAATCTTTTTCAGATTCACACAGAAAAGGTATCTCTCGTGGATGGATTACAAGAAAGCTTAGACCGGACGGCGGAATACCAGAATCGGCTAAAATCAAACTCTCCATTGCTCACAAAGGAAGAGCCTTGAGTGAAAAGCATAAGCAAAAACTTAGAGTGCCCAAATCCCCGGAGCATCGTCAAAAAATAGCAGAAGCAAATCGTATTAGAAATGCAAAGTTAAGAGGAACTCTCCAAACACCAGAATTGGTAGCAAGAAGAGTTGCTGCGTGGAAAGCCAGTAGAATTGCTAAACAACTTCTTCAACAGTAATCGACCAACTACGCTTCGGCACACTGGCCTTGATGTTCGCGGCATATCCTTCCGCCATCTTTTTATCATCCCAGCGCCCGAGGACAATTTTCTTTGGCTTGCCGTCATCAATTACGTCACCAGCCTTTCCAATTCCCGCAATATCCTTGCTGAGAATAAAAGGGTCGTAACTGTGATAGCGTTGACCGTAAACCGTGAACATATCTTTAGCGATTGAACCACACGATGTGCGTGGCGTCGGCGGGAATTTCGTGAAGACGAGAGGGTTTGATATAAATTGAAGGGTCCGCCTTGCCATCCTTCACCGGATAACCAAAACCGTCGTAGTCGATGAAAGAATGGTCTTTCACGTGCTGAGTGAATTCCTCGACAGTGTAAACGTCGTCCTCACCCTCGGGGCCACAACCATATCGGTTTGTGGCAGTAAATTTGACTTTCTTTGTGTAGGCCATGATTTGTTTTATTTCGTCTTCTGTTGCTTGAGCCAGACAGATTCTTCAACCACGTCATCCATGGTATATCCCCACATGCAATGACCATCCTTCACACGGTAGAACGGACTGGCCTGATTCGAACGCGGCGAATCATATTTGCACTCAGCAAGACGAATGCGTTCGCCTGTGTGCTTGGAGCGATAGAATACTTCTTTGCTTTTGCTCATGACAGTTCCGACATGTAGGGGTGATACTTGGTTGGGTGTTCCCAATAGATTTTAGTCAAACCTTTTCGGGCAGTGTGGTCAACGATAAAAAACTGGTCATCTCGTTTGATTAGAGCGTGAGCAGACTTGCCGAGTGCATTCAGTTTTTCTAGAATGAACTCGCGGAATTTCTCCTCCGTTCCAGAAAAATCCTCACGGGTCTTGACCAGTGAGGACTCTTCAGATTGGATGAATAGAACTTTTACGTTCTGGGTCACTTCGTGCACCCCTCGGGAAGTGGCATGCTGTTCAGCGCCTCGTTCGCAGCCGAGACGGTGCGATAGAGAAACGAGGAATCAACCACGTCGGGGTCGCCCACGAGACGAGTATCCTTCGCCTCGCGCTCGTCACGGAAATAGCCAATGAACGTGAACGTGCCATCGGCGTTACGGAAAAAGAATGGAGTCTTGCTCATGTTTGGGATGTTTGAGTTTTGTTTAAAAAAAGTCAAGCCTTAACCCGAAACGTGGAGGAAATACTTCTCCGGATTCTCTTGGTTGAGCACCCATTCAGCCGTCTCTTTGACGATTTCGAGGGCGTTGATATACCACTTGAACGGCTCTTCGCCGGTGTCATCGTTATACTTGACGACGAGATAAGTGACGGGGGTTTGACTGTTGATGAACTTCTCGAACCCGGGCATCGCACCGTAAATTTTCATTCCTTGCGGGAACCATTCACCGTTGCGATTGCCGAAACCGTTCTTGAGCAGTTCGTCCGCGAATTGTTCGGTCTTGAGATTTTCTTTCGCAATCCGGAGCGCATCAGCTTCGCTCTTCGGCATGTGAGCAGTATCCATGAAAGGATTGCCCATGACCTTGAGCACGCTGAAAGGATTTTCTTTCAGGAACTCGCGGAATTCCGCAATGACTCGGTCGCAGTTTTCGATGACCTTCTTCCAGTCCGGTTGCTGAATATATTCATCGTTGTCGAGACCGAGAATACTGTAAAGGGTTTCCCCGACCCGCTCCTCCAGAACGTGATTGATGCCGCCACCATTGTAGGACGAGCGGAAATAGCCAATCTTGAACATATGTTCAGGATATTTGGCGGAATCGATTTCGATTTGCGGATTGCTGGCATTGTCCTGCCACTCACCGATGCGCCCGTGTTTGGCACCCGCTTCCGCAAGCTCTTTCTTGTAAGCTTCGCGCTCTTCGTCGGTCATCTTAGAGTCGGCACCCCGCTTTTCTTTGATGGGGTCAAAATGCTTGTGGAAAATTTTATCCGACACTTTTTCCCAAGCCTTGTTTTCTTTGACGACTTGGGCGCGTGATTTGTCGTAACGGTGGAGATAGATGTCGAGTCCCATGATGTTTCAGTTTGATGGTTGTTTATAAAAAGTCAAGGATGCTTTTTTATTGTGGACAGGATTTTGGTAAATCTTCCAAAAAGTTCCACAAGAGCACTTGTGCCCAAAGACGGAATTATCTCCGGGCGACGTTCTCCGCATCGGTGTAATTTTGTGTTTCATTTAACGCTTGAAGAGGCGCAGACCTTGGTCGCCGGTTCCACGGACAACACCCTTGTTGTCGAAGGTTTTTCCATCGTGAACTCTCGCAACGAGTTTGCCACCGGGAGAGAGATATGTCGTGCGCCCGCCCTCGGTTTTCACCGAACCGACCCAACGACCCTTTTCATCTTTGAGAAAGTTTGTGCTCATGTTGCCAGTGGAACAGATTTTTTATAAAAAGTCAAGACTTTTGCTTCGGACATTCACATTTGTCCGGCCAATACTTGTGGCACTTTTTGCAGCGCATCGTGGCACCTCGCGGGCCGTAGTAATAAGGCTTGTTGTCGAAATCAAACCCCATAGCTCTCGCAGTTTGAGCCGGACTGTGGTCCAGACCGCACAACCGGCGTCCAACACCGGTATTTGGTGATTGCATGGGATTCATAAAATTCGTTTCACCTTGCCAATAAACGTGGCGTTGTTGCAGGTGCAATCTTCGATGCTGGTTGGAAGAACCTTGAAATTTGGCCACGTCATGACAGTGCTGCCGACTTCGATTTTGTTGTTGTCCCCAACCACCACGCCCGCCGTTGGCCACTTGCCACCGTTTGAAATGAATTCTTTCCAGATGTTATCCATCCGAACCAAACGAGCACGGGCCAACACTTGCCAGCGAGGTTCATTGAATGAACTCCAACGCGGCTTGTAAGCGAACGCAAACTTGGCGACCTCGACAATCGAACCGTCTTCAAGCTCGACTTTGGCAAGGTGCTTCGGACTGCGAATGCCGTAAATGTATGTGCCCATGGTTAAAGTTTGACGATGGTGCGAGTGGTGACAGTTTTGATTACGCGGGTGCGCATCTTGTGGCGACGATAACGAGCCACAACAGCACGAGCCTGCCGTTTGGTGAGGGAACCTTCCTCGGGAAGCCAACCCCACGATTTGATTCCGGGGATGGACGATTCAACGGTGTAGGATGTTGGCATGCTTAGGAGTTGACTGATTTTTTATAAAAAGTCAAGCCCGAACCGGTGTGAGATATTTATTCAAATGGTCCGGAACTTTGATGCCGCGCCGCACATGTTCTTGAATGATGAACTTATCGACGGATTCACGCTTGTAAAATACCGGAGTGCCGGGTTTCCACGCGAACCAATCATAAGTGTGTTCGTCGAATTCCAGACGCCCATGTGTCGGATAGCCATCCGTGTGACACGGTGCGTAATAATACACCTGCGAACCAAGCGGGTCGATATGATAACCGTCGTTGGTTTTGAACGTCGATTCCATCACGCGGTCGTAATCACTCAACAACACGCGAAGGTCATCAACCAGCGTGGGAAACGCATAAATAAAGGTTGGGTCATTTACGCGCTCGTTCAGTCGCTTGACCACTTCGGCCATCTGTTCACTGGTTTTCATCGCGGTGTTTTTTCAATTGTTATTTAGAAAAAGTCAAGAAAAATTTGCCTCTGCCGTGGATACCACTCACACGACAGAGGACTTTGCCTAACCAAAAATCTGGATATCTCCGATGAGGTCAGCGTCGTTCAACGTTGACAAATTGTCGATACGCGCTTGGACACGACGGCAAGCGTTCTCTTCAATTGTCCCGGCAGCAAAGACAATATTCTGGTAAGACTTGGTCAAACCACCCTGACGCCAGATGCGCCCCAGAGCTTGAACCAATTCGAACGCGCTGAAGTTTGGGCTCACGACACTCGCCCGGGGAAACTTTCCATTCAGGTCATGAAGACTGATACCAATGCCACCGGCTTTGATATTCGTCAGCATGAGACGGCGCTTGTCCGAATTGAAATCATCGATGTGCCGTTGACGTTGCTCGGCGTTCTGTCCACCGACAATATAGCCAATCAGGCCGTCGAATTTTTTCGTTTTCGTGAGACGTGCTTTGAGAGCGTTGAGACTGTCGTCGAAATTGAGGAAAACCACCACGCTCTTTCCCTCGTCAAACAAATCTTCCACCATTTCAGCGAACAGAGGAACCTTAAGCAGTTCGCTCTTGCGGCGCGCTTCCATCATGATTGCGAAGATATGTTGACTGTAGTTCTCGCAGTGCTTCTCCAGTTTCGCAATCTCGTGCTCCATTTCTTCGTATACTTGCTGAACCTTGCTCGAATTCGGACCGAGGTCGTATGCTTCAGCAATGATGTGAGACTCGGGAAACAAATCACCGAACTCTTCAACGCGCATGCGGCTCGCGATTTTACTGGTTTCGAACAAGTATTGATTGAGCAGCAGCATGCCACGGCGAGCTTCTTCGCGTTCCGCGTCCCACGTGAGCGCACCGAACTTGCCAACATCGGTTGCACCATGCACACGGCAGAAATCCGTGAAATTATACAACGCATGAAGCTTGGCAAGAAACCCGCTAGCACGCATCTCCATCGCCGTTGTCGCAAGCGTTGCGCTCGCAACCAAAACTTTATATCCCTGAAGGGTCAAGGCAATCATCATCCATGCGTTGGTCGTATCGTTGCCTTTGCAGCGGTGACCCTCGTCAAGAATGACCAGAGCATTCTTTGGGAATTTGAAAAAAGGCATCTCGCGAAGTTCGCCCTCTTTCCACGGCTTCATGGGGTCAGGCAGCTTCTTCCACTTCATCCAAGGAGTGTTGCCGCGCCCAATCTTCTCATAGTTTACAACCACGAGAGGCTTGACGCCGAACTTCATCAGCACCTTGAGCCATTGCGGAATGACCGCCTTGGGAGAAATGAGAACAACGGGACCACGATGCTCGCGAGCAATTGCCGCAGATGCATAGCTCTTGCCCGTCCCGGTTTCGCTCATATCCAGAGCAAAGCCGTTCTCGGTAAGCGAACGCAGCAAAACGTTGGCGTGCGGAATCTGCGGACGCAGAAGGCCGGTGGTATCGGTTAGCATGAAGACCAGCGTGGGGACTTTTTATGAAAAGTCAAGCTCAACTGGTTTGAAAATGCCGAAGTGCTCTGCAAGCTCACCGTCAGTGTCGAGCGGCAGCACAGTGTCGAGGGGTTCTTCGGATGTTTCAATAATGTCGCAGAGCTTCATTCTTGGGAGGGATAGAAAATATCTTCGATGATGTCAACGACCTTCTGTGGAATTCCCGCATCTTGAAGGGCGTAGAGATATGCTTCCTTCTCATCAGAAAAGCGGCGCGTGCGTCCGAACCAAAGCTTGGCGTTGCTCACGAGTTGAGTCTGTTGTGAAGGAGTCATTGTTCCATCAAATTAACGAGAGGATATAAAAAGTCAAGCTTCATTTTTTTCAAGATTTTGCTCGACTTTTTATAATTAATCGTCACACTGTAAGCATAGTCAAGAGTAGGACACGATTCCGAAGAGACTAGTTGCGGAGATGAAACTCCTAGAGTGGGGGACCGGAGGCTGCCCAAATTCTGCCGTCATGCGGCCAGTCCTCCCTTATACCATATCTTGCTAGGTTTATAAAAAATGTCAAGCCTAAAATGAATCGGGCGGAATTTTTTACAAACTCGCAACCTGTTATCAAATCGCGATTTATAACATTGCGCAACCTCTTGAATATCACAGAGTTGCGTTTTTACACTTGACATCTGGTCGCGGTCAAATCACCCTAGAAACGCTAGGGAAAATCAGCATATGTATCAGGGCCATTTGGCCCTACCGAAACCCCCTCATAGGCATATAGATAGAACACCCTATACGAGCATAGGGTAAACACCCCAGAGGGCAGGGAGCCGTTCGGCCCTAGAGGGTCCGAGGCATCAAATCTTTATGTCTTCGCCGGAAAATATGATGGTAGCTGCTGACCAACTTCATACACCAGCCAGCCGTGTTCATCGCCGGGATGAGTGCTGTTGATATATTGGATATGCTCTACTGCTTTTGCATAGCTAGGAAAAAAGAGCAAGCACTTGAAGCGCGTGTGATATGCAATCACTCGCTGCTCCTTTTTTTCTTCAAGAGAGACTTCGATGAACATATGCGTCAACCTTCGTCACCCTCGTCGGCACGACCATTCAACTGTTTCAGTCTGCTTTCAGCATATGCTTGAAGCAAGGCGGCGACCATCTTCTCAGAGTTCTCACCTTCATAGGAGGTGCCTGCGACAACGAACAGGGTAGCTGCCAGAGGGTTATAGCCTAAGTCTTGAGCGCGCTTACCTAGTTGAACGACACACTCGACGATATCTTGTTTTGCTTTGTTCATAAAATAGACCCCCCCCCCACCTAAATTTTTATAAGCTTCATGACACGCTTCTTGTTCCAATCACTTAGCTTATCAAACTCAATCTCGAATTCGGTGGTAGGGCACCTACCTAAATTTTTAGTTGGGTCGAGATTTGGTTTAATTGATGTTGCTGCGGCCCAAAGCCTTTTCCAATTCTTATATTTCTTGGTGCCACCTACGGGCGGCTTATTCGCATGATGCTGCTTCATTCCGACACTGACACTTTGCTTGAAACGATTATCATATTCCGGTCTTGGTGCGAGCCTACCACTTTCTGCGCAGCCATATCCACATGGCACAGCGTTATATCCATCCTCAAACGAATGAAGATATTTTGACCAGTGTTCTTCGCGCCGCTTCAAAACATCTATATCATTGGGACATTCTTCTAAAACATATCCAAGTATGGGTTTCCAACCATGTAATGACACGGCTTCTTTTGTTCTTTTGTTTATCTTTTCACCAGAGATATACCGTGAAAGTCGAACGAGGATTGAATTGCTATATCCAACAAGCCAGCCGCCATCTGGAAACTGTAGTCCATACACTCCGCACTTATTTGCGGCGCATATATCGAGCTGCCCGTTGGATAGAATCAGGTTCACGCTATTTTCTTGTAATCTCCATATCACCACTCAGCCTTACCTTCTTGCCCATATATACAAACTCGGCATAGCCCTTGTTGTAGTGTAGATGAGTAGCCCCATCAAATGTTTTGGTTGGTCCATTCTTTGGGTAATAGACCACGACATGTTCTTGACGAGCAATTTCGTCGTGGCGCTTCTGTGCCTCCATCAAGCCCCAAACAAAGAGACCAATCAGCAGAATGAAGAAGAGGGGCTGAACAAACTTCCTATAGTCGAAGCGACTTTCATTCTGATGAATAACGTCCATATGTTTTATTTCTTTGTAATCGAAACGTCGCCGCGCAATTCCACGGTTTTGTTCAGATGAACGAACCTCACAAACCCCCTGCCATAGTGTAGCTTTTGCGCTCCATCAAACGTCTGAATCGGGCCATTCTTCGGATAATAGACCACGACATATTCTTGTTTGATTCTGCGCTGGCCGCTCTTGTGCAGCTCCACTAAACCAAAACTGAGCGCGCCAATCAAAACGAGAAAAAGACCACACGAGCCGCGCCGAGTTTTTGTTCTAAGGTTCATATAGCTATGCCCTTAGCTGCCTGCCTCAGTAGTAGAAGCCGCAGCTACCGGAGCCGTTTCACGACGCTCATTGCTTTCACCCCGGGTCAACGGGATAGAGAAGTAATGCGACATCGAACGCAGCGGCGCAGCCAGTCGATGCCCCGTCGTCACACCATGCACTAGCAGGCGATAGTTGCTGAATGCGCGTGAGAAGTCACGCACGCGCTTGTCTGCGCGAAACGCGATATATCGCTGGGCGTCTTCTGTATTGCCTCGCAGCTTATGCTTTGCCAGCATATCCGCGTTGAGGGTTGTCTTGGGGGTGCGATTGTCACCCTGCTTGGTTGCCGCCGAAGCGGTAGTTGAGGTCTTGCTCATATGTTGATTAGAAGTGTGCTATGTTGATATGAAAAGTCAAGATGGAATAATTGATATATATGAGTGTGGGGATATATACCAAATCCCCGGGAAAAATTTTGTGCTTGACAGTCGCGGCGCGGGATATCTTCTCCCCCACCCTTCTCCAAATCCTTCCACACCCACCCACTTTTGGATATAAAATATCACCCCACCCACCTAAAATATACTCCTATCGTTTATCTCTCACTCATAGGCTAATCCTATAGCACGCATAACCCCACAAAATATCTATACCCACCCCCGGCTACCTAAATTCTATAAAATAGGCTATTTTATCTGCCCATTGTTTTGTTGAAGATAGCTTTGGTCTTTTCTTCGTTCAGCCAAGTCAGTAGGCTAGAGCGTATAGCTTCTTTCGTAGGTTCATCCGCAATGCTATATATCTCTTTTAATTTATCAATCAAGGGCAACGCCGTGTAAGGATGATTGACCATTATATGAACGTTTGGAACAATGTTTGTTGATATAGAGTTTTCCATATATAAAAGGGGGTTACAAAAATATAACTATATCAGGATATGATAGATTGTGAAGTTTTGCCTTTGGGCATGGTCTTATAGAAATCCTCGTTTCGTTTCTTTAACCAAACCTTATAGCCAGCGTCTAAGAGTTCTATCAGAAGAGTTTCGTTTTGCTCTTTTAGCCAAAGACGAGTGTCGTCATAGTCGTTGAACCAATCAAAGGTATGAATGGTTGAAAACGTGTCTGCTTTGATTTCTCGGACTATCATACAAGTTTGATATACTTTTTTTGGTATCTGATTGGGCGGGAGGGTTCTTGAGGCGTGTCTCCAAAACGTCTCTTCATGCAACGAAGTTCATAGTCTGTTTTTCCGGCTAGGTCAGAAAAGCGATATCCTGCGTTCATAAGCCGGTCCATAACAGCAGAGCGGTTGAATGGCTTCTTCCACTTATCTTTCTTTGTTGCGCGAGGTCGAAATGTTCTCATAGCATTCTCACCCAAACATGTTTTTACATGGCGAAGTTGATATAGGCGGCGAGAAGAAAGAAGAAGATGCCAACGAAGAACATAACCTTGTTGTCTCTTTCGCTGATAGGTTCTGCCTCGGCGATGGCGTTTACGACAGGAGTAGCAACGGTTGTGAAAGCAGCCTCGGCTGTATTGTTAAGAGTATTCGTGGCGGCTTCAATCTTTTGATTGATTTTCTTTTCGAGTTTGGTGATAATGGATGTTTCGTTCATATGTTTTTATGGGTTTGATTTTTTATAAAGTCTCGTTCTTTTTGCTTTTTTCTATAGTCCGGGGTATATGCGTCGGTGTCTTTGCGAGGAGAAAATTTCTGTCCCTTCCAATGACCTAATGTTTTAAGAAGCGCCTCGGCTTTTATTTTGGCAGGTGCGAAGCACACCGCTCGAATAGATTTGTGATAGCATTCTTCTGTTGGTCGGTCGGATATTCCAGAGAGTTCGCAAATGATAGCGGTATATTCACTTTCAAGAAGAGAACTGCCTTCTATGAGCAGCTTTTCCGCTTCATGCATGGCATTCAGGTCGTTGACATACATCGGATAAGCGTTTCGTTCTGAGGTGAACGTTGTGCCGTCTGGACGATAGTATCTCCACCAATAACAAGAATTACCGTCAATGTCGCGGCGATAACCCCAACGTCCAAACTCGTCTTCTTCGTATATAAATTCGCGGGAGCGGCCCCAACCACACAATTCAGCGATAGCGATTACTTGTTCTTCGGGCGTCATGATGTTTTGTTTCTGTTCAGCAAATTGACATATGCCTTTGCTCGTTGGGCGGCGGTAGCGTGGACTGCTCGAATCAATCGAAACTCTGGTTCGTTCGCCATATGCTCTTGATGCATGAGTTCCATGAGTTCAGCGACATAATCATCAAACATGCCTTCTGATAACCACTCTTCCGCTTCGTGCATGGCATCAAGACTGTTGAGATAGTCGGGAATGCGCACCCCGTCGTCGCCACATTGACTTATTTTAATTTTGCTCATCTCACTACCGGGAACAAGAGAGGCGCGTTTCAAGGAGTCGGACCATAGCAAGCCGTGCTGGTTGTCGGTAAACTTCCAACCACAAGCAAGAGCTATAGCGATTCTTTGTTCGTCCGTATTCATTTGATTCCTCCACCTCCACAAAAAGCAGTTATTATCACAAGCACTATCATCACTAAAAGCCAAGTGTCCCTTTTCCAAAAAATTCATAAGCAAATCTATCACTACGAAAAGCTTTGTTGGCAAGCGGCCCCCAAGCAACACGCATTCCGCCTAAAGTATAATATGAATCAGGAATAAGATAAACGGTATAGCCCAAGGCTCTAAGTTTGTCAGCTACCGCGTTTTCATAAACCTCTTCGGGAACAGAAATTTCTTTTGGAAAAAGTCTTTCATAACGAATATGAAGCGAGGTTTCTCCACGTTCTGCCGCTGCGCGCAACTCAGAGACAATTTTATCAAAATATCTTTGCACATGATTGTCCGAAGAAGTTTTGGTTAAAGATAATAAGGCGGAAGCATTCATTCGAGGGAGTGGTCGTGGTTAAATTTTTTCGTGCGAGAGCCGTGGATAGCAATTCTTTGTTTGTCTGCGTTCATAGTCGTTTCTTTCTTTTGCGTAGTTGGTCGATACCTAAAATTTTGGCGCGGGCTTCTTTGTTCTTTTGCTCGGATAGTTTTCTGTTTATGTCAGCTTGTCTGCTATAATTGCTGTTGTCAACTGGATATTTGCCCCATGCCGGTGAAGGGGTAGAGTCGTAGCATATGTCCGATTTATAGTTCATTCTTATCTCATGAGGTCGGTGGGGTCGCCATATTCAAAGTCAATGTCTTTGACAAAGATGCCCGCTTTCTTGAAAGCGCGAAGAACATCATCTGCGCTTTTGGTTGTGGCGACAAACGACGCATAATAACAGGTTGTGTCTATGCGCTCGTGCAGAGTTTTTGGAACAAGCCGAGACACCACGTTGAAGACATGGTCGGCATCATGTCTTTTATATTCCACGGTATAGTAAATGGGTTGCTTGTTCATTTTCCCTCAAGCGACTTTCTCACTTGTTCTCTTGCCTGTTCTAGTGTTGGCGGCGGGTTGGGAGTGACATACGGTGTGTCGTTGGGCACTCGTTGAATGAGATTTCCTTTCATCACCCATTCGCTATACTCTATCCATGACAGACCGAGATACTCGTGCAATTTGAGTGGTGAATCGCTGTCGTGCCACTGCTCTATTCTGGCATCGATATTTTCAGTCGTAGTCGATGTTTCAAAGACGGGATTCATGTTGTTTTAATTGTTTGAACGAGACGTTGCAGTGCTTCTCGGCTTTCTTTGTGTGATTCTTCGAAGAACCCATGTTTCACCAACACAGCAATGTCCTTGTAAAGTTTTGCGAGTTTGGCGTCTTTCTCTGCCAGTTGCTTTTGATACTGTGCAGTAATTTTGAGTTCACTTGACATTTTCTCAAGAGAAAGTATTGCCAGTTCTTCTCTGAGAAAGGCGGCGCAGTTGGCGCAATAACCCGCGCTGCACAACTCGGGGTTGTTGACCCCGATGGGACAACCATGTGTTTCAAGCGCGCTTTTGTTCGTGCCACCATTGCTGGCACACTCATGGTTGGTGCATTCGATGACAGGGTCGTTTTCCTCACCATGAAACGATTTTTCCATGTCAGGTTCGCCGCAGATTGGACAATTCACCCATTCGCTTTTCATGACTTTTTCTTTTTTGTCGGAGGCTTCGGTAATGGCATCCAGTGCGTAGGACGAAACAAAATACCTCCGCGCATTTCATAACATTCTCGCCCATCCCCTCCGCGCAGGATGCCAACGTAACCATCGGCCCAATGAGCATCTTTCTTGGCGATGGTGTATAGGTCGTCGATTGACTTGACGTTCTCACTCAGCCTTCCGTCATTTGACATAAATGACATGATTTGATTGAAGTGAGGAACATCAATCCATCGACCCACGCAAACGTAGGGTGTTCCATTAGGAACTTCGTCGCAGGAAAGCAGTATTAGCTTATCCTTCGGCGCGGTCTTGATGGGACGCCATTTCATTCGTAATCCTCGCCGTCGCAGTCCCACTCGTGTCCAAACACCAGTGAAAGACGCAACCATTTTTTTCCGTCTTCTACACCCTCAACGCATCGTGCAGAAAATCCACCACTTGAACTATAGCCACAGAGAACTCCATCCGATTCGATTCTCGACGCCGACAACAGGCGCTCACGAGCCGCTTTGCGAAGCTCTGGAATTTCCGGTGGTTGAAGATTGCCGTTCCATGTCCACTTTTCGTGTATCATCTGTGCATGGATTTTCTCAAATGGAAACCAATCCATGATTTCGTCGATTTGTTTTTGAATCACAGCGTCTCGATTTGTGGAGACTGCTTGATTCTTGAGTAGTGGTGTGACGACTTCACGGGCCATTTGCAATGCTTCGTTATAGGTTAGCAAATTGGTGCCGCTACGATGTGTGCAATTTTGCATTGTGACACAATCATCGGAGCGAACAGATGATGGTAGAGGCCAAGCAAGAAACTTGTTGGCGATTTCTTCTTCGAGTTTTTTATAGTCTTTCATTTTATAGGCTTCCCCAAGTTACGTTGTAAAGTTCTGCGAACACAGGGTTCTTGCACTCCTTCTGGTTGTCAAAAACCATGAGGAACTTGTTGCCGTCTGTTTGAGTGTCAACGCAGACCATCGTATAATCCTCGGTGCGATACACCCACTTCGACAAAAATCGTTGAGTGTATAGCTTGCCGCTGTATAGGTTGTTGCCCGCCACTATCGATTCAACCGTGAATGGAGCAGGACTGCGAACCACACTCGTCTCGTTGGTATCTTCTGGACCAGTAATCATCCAGTAAGAGTCCGTTTCGTCAGAAAGAGGAATACAAACCCAATCTTCCTGATAGCCGAAGTGTTTGTGAATTTCTTCTTGTAGCTTGAAGTATTCTTTTAGAAGTTTCATGGTGTTAAACGTAGTCGAAGTCTCCGCGAGTGATTTGGTCGTGAATTTCTTTTCGTTCTTTGTCGCCGATGGAATACCAGCCTCGGCGCTTGATGTTCTTTGCCGTGCCAGAGTTTTCTCGGCCCGGACGAACCCAAGCAATGTCCATGCAGCTTGCTTGTGTCATGGCGCTGTCGCGGCTATCGTCATCCTTGAAGCCTCCCAGTGTCGGGTAGTTCAGAGGATTGTTGCGCGGCTTTTCAAACATATGATACACCGTGACCTTGACCGGCTGCACGTTGAGATACGTTTGGGCCATGAGGTCCGCACCACGAAAGTCACCGACGACAAAATGATTGATGCCGCGAGCGATGGCGCCGTTGATGGCGGGGGCGTAATGTTTTACGAATTCTTCTCTCGTGAGGTCGCCGTGACCTGAAATGAATGCAGTCTTGGATTTCATTTTGTTCGAATTTCGATTGGCTTGGCCTTGCAACCACTATACATGACGGTGCAAATGTGCCCGTCTTTGTCGATGAACTTCTTGTTAATAAATGCGATACTTTCGGAGCAATGGGTCGGGGAGGCACCTAAATTTTCTTTTGATGCCTCGCTTGACTTTTTTGGTCGTCCCCGCTTGATTTGTGTAGCTTTCATGCAATTTGGTGTAATTTTGAAAGGTGTCTCGAAGATACCTTTCTATATCTTCTGCAAGAGAAGTCAAGTCTGTATACTGGTCAAATCGGAAATTCTTTTTTCTGCGCCCATCAACTTTGAAGTGGAAGCTAGGCAACAAGTTGGGACGGAATGATACCATGTCTTTGCCGTGGGCAAGACTGCAACCGTCCATCGCATGAACGTGGTTTTTGATGGTGAATTTCAATTGATACATGCCAAATCCAAGCATACCGTGTTCATTCCAATAAACATTCATCGTGGATGAAGCACGGTTGATGGCATCGGCCAAATCTGCTGGGTGGGGTGCGTGCATCTTACCAAGAAACAACAATAGACTCGGGCAGCGTTTCTTTTTTGAACAACCCGACCGTTCGCTCTTTTTTGTTTACGGCGAAACCTTTTACTTCCAATTCTCGCAAGACGGTGTCATCGAAATCATAGAGTTTGCGTGGACGATTCGAATAGTGATTCCATCGAAGTAACGTTATGTTTCTTCCTCCGCGAGCTGCGATTATTTCAATGTCTGTCAAAATAACATTGGTTCTGTTATTTACATAAGCGGTGCTCAAATCTCGTGCAATTTTTGCGTTCATCTTGTATAGTTGACTCTTTTACTTTTACGATTCTTGGATGATTTATTTTTCTTTGGGGTTGGTTGGTGTGGCACAAGAAGATAATCCCAATCATCCACGCAACCGGATTCCCAATCACGGCGTTCGTTTGTTGTGACGAGCGTGTAAAGACCATCGTCCACTTCATGTAAATTGATGATGCGTTCAATCGGACTCTTTGCTCCGCAGTTGCCCAAATCCTCGTGAAATGGTGGATAATGCCCACCTCCTCCACTCATACGCTTCATGATGCGAAGTTCTTTGCGAGTGTATGCGCCTTTATCATCGTGCCAAAAAGAAGTGACTAGACGATAAATCGTTGCACCTTCATCGTCCTCTGGCGTCTGCTCTGGAAATTCCAAGAAATCAAAAGCGTGAGGGTCTGTTTTTGGGATTATTGGTTTTAGATTTGGTTTCATTTTTCTTGTAGCCGGGAGGTGGTATAATGAAGTTGCCCATTTTGCCATAGAATTCCAACCTTGCCGCCTTTAGGTCTTTTTCAAGTTGCTCGTTCGAGACCGTTTCAAAGTAGTGGTCAATCTCTTCGATTAGAGTTCTTTTTCTTTTCATGATAAGAAGGTGGAAGTGATTCGTTGAGGCGTTCTCCCTCTGGAAGATTGAATTTTACCTTTTGTGGTTTATTGAATTCTTTCCACGCCTGTTCGAATGTTTTTGGTATAGAAAATCCAACCTCTGGATTGCACTCCATGTCACAGCTACGATATCCAGCCAGCCATCCCGCCCTGAACGCAACATACAGCGGGTCGCGCTCCATAAGCCACTCTTTGGCTTTTTTTGCTTTCGCCAATCGACGCTCTTGTTCTTCTATCAAAGGTTCAATCAAATCATTCATGCACCTGTTCTCAAACAGTTTAATTGCATTGTGGAGGTGAGCGTCAGTCATCTTGCTAATTTTAATTAACCTTCCATCGCGCATCATCCAGTAGCCTTCTGGCACATCCGATGCGTCCTCGTAGTTCCACATGTCCATCGTATCGTCGTTAATCATGTCTGCCATGTCGCCCATATGTTTGCTTTCGTGTGTTGGTAAAGATTCTGGTTTGCTTCGTCTGTCCAAATAATCTGCGGTGTCGTCTTCGTCTCCTGTCGTATAGCCCGGTGGATACATGTTAGTTTCCTTTTGAATATTTGTAGTAGGGTTGTCCGTGAATCATTTTTGGAACGTCACTTCTTCTTTTGAAGCCTTGCTTTGACAGTTCCTCGAACATTTTTTCGTTGGTTGGATGAACGAGCACCGCGTTTTGATTTAGTTTGATGATTGGCTTCGGCAGTGGGAGTATGATGCCTTTTCGGGCGGTTTTTGCAGAAATGGCAACTCTTGTCTTTGCAGGCGCGCTCAATCCAGAAGCCCGTTTCTTTGTTGTAGTAAGCATCGTGTTTTGGGTCGTAAGCGGAATTGTCGTATTTCGTTTTCATGACAGAGATTCTATTTCGCTGGCCTCTTTCAAGTGCTCTTCCTTCATCATCCAGCGATTTTCACTATAATTCCAGTGACGAACATCATAGAACTTGATGCGAGCGTGATATAAAAAGAGACAGATTTCCAGTTCTGGACCAGCATGGTCGGTGCCTCTGAATTGAGTATTGATGGTTACGGCAAGAATCTTTGAGGTGTCCAAAAAGTGCTCAATGCAGACCGCTTTGTTCTTTGTTATAGAATATTCCCATGCACCAAGACCGCGAAAATGTGCGCCGTCTTGTTTGCACCAAGGATTGCTCAACTCTGCCGTTAGTTTTAGCATGTTACTTCCTGTTCTTGTTCCACCAGTGCTTGGGATTATTTTTCCATCCCAAGAAGAGGCAGTAAGCAACCCAAGCGAGGGTGCCAACTACAATGAGTCCAAAAACTATGAGACTAATAATGTCTCCCAGCGTCAAAACAATATGTGTGTTCATTTTCCAGACGATACTTCTCTTTCTCGGAATTGTCAATAAAAATTCTGTTCTTGAGCGGTCAATCACTTTTTATAGTGTCCGGCATTCTCACGAAAATGCTATTTATAATCATGCCAAAACGACAAACCCCGACAGCAGTGAGAGTAGCCAGATGGACCGCTATAGCAGCCGGTGTAACTGCACTAGGTTCCACCATCAATACAATGTGGGAAAAGAAGCCGTGGTTTCTTGGAGGCGACGAGCCAACCAAAGTCGAACAAGTGGAATCTAAACCAACCGAGGCTCGACCAATGATTGCATACGAAGTCAGCCCGTCGATGAATGTTTCAGAGGAACATCGCAGAGCCATTGTAAAGTCGTTGGAACAGTCTGGTCTAGAACACGCCGCCGCCGTGAAGAAGGCTCAAGAAATCATAGAGCTACAAAACCAGCCGGTCATGTCTGCTGGTCCAGAGCCCACTCTCTTCGCCCGCGCATATTATTTCAGTCAAAAACACCCGATTTACTTTTGGTTAATCATATCCTGCATCGTGCTTCTCGGTGGCTCAACCATCATTGAATATTTCCACCGCAGAAATGAAAAGAAAGTCTCTCTGGAATCGAGTGGTGTCGATAGTGACATGATTTCTTAACTTTACCTCCTCGCGGGGGTAATACCGCGTTGGTCACGTGGTCGATGACCCACATGGACGGAACCCATGTGGGTTAATTTTTACTCGGCAATGTAAATCTTCATCTCGTGAAGATTGTAGTGATACGCGGTCGCATCCGGTTTCGATTTGATGAATTTGACGAAAGTATCTCTTGTTCCCCCATCTGCAATTCTCGGACCATCGCCAAACGTAAAGGCAAATAACATAGAAGACTCTTGTGCTATTGCGGTGTTTCTATCAAAGAATCCTTTGCCCACAATTGGCTGCGCACCAAGTTTGATGGCGGCGTCGATTTGTCTCAGTGAAGTGTTCTCGTGTTCTCCAATGCTCTTGGAGAATTGACGATGATAGTAGTTACTGGTTCCGCCCGGATTGGTGCGCCAGTCTTTGGTTCCCAAATCAACAAATTGTTGTTTCTCGAAATCCCATTCGCAAGGCAAATGTAGTCGCAGAGATTTACAGCGTCTCAGAAGAAACGTGATAACAGCGAGATGGTCGGCGCAAGCCGCGCCACCAGATACAAGCGCAATTTCGTGTAAAAATCTGATTCCTCCAACGACTTTAACCATTTCATTGTATATGTCTTTGTTGATTTTTGTTGCATCGGTGCCTCTCCCCGCCGTCCCGACAATCCCTATATGTAGGAGTTGGTTCATGCGATGGTTGATTTTTGGTTAAATATATAACAGCCGCGAAAAACTCACGGCAAAATTGCGCTCCGGGGAAATTTATTCACTTCTTCTGGAAATGATTCGTAAAATTCTCCGAGTGGCAAAACAACTTTACCTTCAAGTAGTGGAGCAATTTCATCGTGGTGTGCCCACCCGTCGAGCGAGTTTCCATGCACTATGTCGATTACGTTATAACTCCACTTGTTGTCGCCCGTCCAAAAATCGTTTCTAGATTCAGCGACACCAGCGCGAAGTCTGCCGCCGCGATAGCGAAGATAGAAGTAATGACCTTCTTCGGTCGTCGCTTCAATTTGATAAGGACATGCGCCACCGTTGGTGTGGATGTCCTTCAGTTTGATTGGAAATTTTGGTGTCATTCGCCTTTGATAGTTTTATATAGAGCAAAAAGAAACATTGGCAGCCACAAAAAGAAAAGTAAAACACCGAATGCGGCGCGAGTCCAGTTACTACCAGTTACATCCTTCGGTGCAAATTGCCAAATTGTCGCGAAAATGAGGCCGATGGAAAGATAACAAAGAATAGCATCGTAGAAATCCATTTTAGCCCTTTATGACTTGCTTTGGTTTAGAACACTCAGAAACACCTTTCCATTCTTCGACGAGTTGTGCGTGGTTTTCCCGACTGCATACAAGATACCACTGGTGTATCACTTTCTTATTTTCTTCGGGGGCTCGTTCGTCGGCATTCTTCAAGTCTCGTTTGAAATAGTATCCAATCACCGTTCGTTCGTCTTCTGTATTGTGTGCCACTCTTTCGATAGAAAACACCACGATTTCCGGGTCGTTAAAGTTGAAAACACACACGCCGCAGTCAGCGCGAGAAGCGTCTACAACAAGCCCCAACTGCTTACGGCCTTCGAGACTTTGTTTGTATTGCTCTACAGCGGAGTGTTTGATGGCATCAACGTTGATATTATTTTTGAATAGTGAGAACATAGTGGTGACTTTTATATAGATGGGATACGAATTGTCAAACTATATTAACTGCGTCGTTTGTATCGACGATATCCAATGAACATTGTGCTCAATGCGATAAGAATTGCGCCATATGTTTGGGGTTCTGGCACGATTGGGCGTCGGCCCCACCCACCACTTGAACTATAATAGTCACTGAATCCCCCGTTTGGACCGTCAAAGCGCGCAGTATTGATAATGCCAATAGAACCATACAAATCTTGATTGATGGCGTTGGATTGTGTGGAGGTAAACGCGATAAAAGATAGCATAGTGTTTGTGTCAATGTTTATTCCCAACGCCCCCAAGGAATTTTGTAGACTGGAAAACGGCACGCTGAACGAAATCACGGAGTTGGTATTTGTGCCAATGTTCACCCAGTTTGGGTCTAGTGTTGAAGTCAGTGGTTGATAATTGTAGTTGTCGGGGGTGAAAGCGATACGACCATAGTTCGTTCCAATGGTGGTTGTGCTGGGTGAAACGTTCAATCCGTTCCCGGGGTTTTGAAACACAATACCTTGTGTCGCCGCCGAGCCTCCGAGCCTCGGTCCCAAAAATATGTCTACATCGCCATCGCCATCTGCGTCGATACCAACACGAAGATTGCCACTAAATCCCTTCGATTCATATCTGCTCATGTAGAATCTAAATCCGAGGCTTTGCTCTCCATTCACGGTGCCAAAATTCAAAAACATCCCGGGATTGGTAGAGGTGCCAACAAAATCGTCGGCCCCTTGTCCGGTCTGTTGGTCGCCTCTCGGGTCGCTCATATACACTGTGGTTTGAGTGTCCGGCGACACGGTCACAGGCGTCCAACCGTTCGAAGGACCAGCAACATAGAGTGTTGTTTGGGCGTTGAGAACTGAGACCAGCAATAAGGATATAAGAAATATACGGCTCATCATCTATATATATGATGCAAGCACGAAGTATACAAGACTTTTTTTGTAAGTAAGGTCAAATATCAAAGATTTGACCCTTTTTTACAAATCCCGCGAATCCCGGGGCGTCTACTTCTTCGCGATAATGATACATCCAAATTTTTGCCTTGATGTTCTCGGGTAAGGTTTTGAGGTCTTCTATGTTTGCATGAACATAGCTGCGCTGCGGCAATGTTTCAGTATCATGAAAAATTTGGTCAGCGAGGCGATAAATGTTATTCAGTTGGTATGGACAAAACTGCGTGTCTCCGGTGATGTATGTTCGGAAAGACTTGTCGATGTTTTCGATATACAACCCATAGGTGTATGATTGTTCGAAGTTTGCGTTCATATGAGGAACCCGAATGGATTTACAGGCAAATTCCTCAAATTGAAATTCTCTTGTGGGCTTGACGTGAAAGTATGTGTTGAGGTCCACGGTGCTACCATTTACGGTAGACAGTCCTCCTTTCAAGGAATTGTTCCAAAGTTCGTGAACAAATCGGTCATCCACGTATAGAGTGGTTTTTTGTTTGAAGCTGGAAACGAAGTGGCGATAGAACGCAAACCATTCCATTGAGCCGATGTGGTCCGCATGAGCATGAGAAATCCACATCGCGTCAATGTCATTCGGGGTCAGACCAAAATCCTCTTTCAAAGTGTATTGCAGGCTGCTGCCGCAATCAAAGAGCATACGCTTTCCAGTGGCGGAAGTAATGAGCATGATGCTGTTGCCGATGTTCAGCGGAGCAAACGCGCCGCCGACACCAAGAAATTGAAGAGAGGATGTCGATGTGCTCATAGTTTTTTCTCTGCGTGATATTGTTTGATTTCGTGATGAACTTTAGCAATGGCCTCGTCGAGATTGCCATAGACTTTTTCGTTGTGCATTTCGCAAGTGATAACCACGTTACCCCAGCGATGATACTCTTTCGGACAGCAAACAATCAGTTTGCTTTCCCACCAGCGATTCAAGCAAATGCCAAGTTCAAGCAAAGAAACTGGTGACATGGTGCCCGGCGCGAAATAGAAAAGAATAATCTGTGACTTGGAAATGGCGATTTGCTCCCATTCAACTTGCTCTCTGAATGGTTCGAATGACGGGTCTTGTTTCCAAGAAGCGTCCCAATCGGGGCGGCGGGGATTGAGCACGGTAACATCGGCCTGTTGCAGACCTTTAACCACCTTGGCTTGCCAGTCTTCGGCCTTGCCCATTTCAATGGAACCGGCGAGAAAGAGTCGGGGATTTTCGTCTGGCATCGGCCAGAGGTTTGGAGCGTGAATTTGTTTCATATGTTGCTCACTATATTATCTAACACCCAGATGTCAAGGTCTTTGTCGCTCATAGTGCGCATTTCATTTTCCCACAACACCAACACTTTATGCCCACATGCTTCGGCCAATTTGGTTTTGTTTTTATCTTTTTCCCACAAATCACCCGCTTTTATTTTTCCACCGGGCATGTCCAGCAAATCGGTTTTATTATATTTGTTTGGGTTCGCGTGCCAAAAATCACCATTAATCTCAACCAAAATGTTTGTTTTATTTATTTTGAAATCGAAATTTTTCTCACAGACAATTGCGTGGGGCTGATACGAAACTCTTAACCGACTTAGTGTCTGAGCAAAACGTGTTTCTAGTTTTGAAGTCTGTTTATTTCCCAACCGCATCTTCGATGCAATTTTTGATTTTTCATCATCGCTGAGAGATTCCCACCACTCCATCCTCCCGCTCCACAGTTTTTTTATTCTCTCATCTTTTTTTTCTACACCTTTACCTTTCCAACCCCAAGGATTTTCACAAAATCTTTTCACTCCATATTTGGCGAGCATGTATTCATCTAACCAATCATAATACTGAGCAGATTTCCAGATATTGTCCACGCCATAGTTAGATAGAAACGTTTTCTTCTTTTTCTCTTTTATCTCGGCCAATTGACTTGGGTTTTCTACCCCATATTTCTTCAAAAATCCCGAGATGATTTTTTCCTTACCTCGCTTTGTGAGCCTAGATTGACTGATACTTCTGACCGGTATGTTGTAATGAGTCAACAAATCTTTTGTGGCCCTATAGTCTATACCGTGGTGTTTATATATTTCCGGCAAACTACTCTCGTTCACAACATACAAACCCCACAACCAATCTCTTGTTGCGAATGGGAACTTATTCAATAATTTATCTACTCTGCTCTTTTTCATATAGGATAAACTGGAAACCATCGATTTTATCAAAATTTTTCGGCTTGTGCTTGTTTAATCCAAGCAATGTAATTCTTGTCATATTCGGACAACGGGCGCTCCGGGGTTCCTTTGGGAAGCGGAGATAGACCCATGATGTGATTGTAGGCAGTATCAAAGAAATCAAGCGTTGCCTGCTCCACGCTGAATGTTTTGTGTGGACAAGCCTTGGACATGATGCGATAACGCAGTTCAATGAAGCGGTCAAGGCTCGCGCCTTTCTGCATTTCTTCTCTGGCTTCTTTGACGTATTTCGTAATCACTGTGTTGAAAGTAAAATTTTGAACGCCTGATATTCGCAACGTGCGCCGTTCAGGGCATTGTGCGGCTTGGGTTCTTTGGGTAGATTGAAGGTGGCGAGAATGTCGTCGAGACTCAGAGACTTGTGAAAGCGGCCATACATGACGGAGTGGAGGTCAACGGTGCGATAGCCAAACGGCCACGGACCAACCAGACCACGAACACCATCATGGATTTCTTTCAAAAATGGAGCGTCGAGTGAGCCGACTTGCTGACCAGCAAGAAGCTTTTCACGATTCGCGGCCCATTCGAGAAACTTGATATACAGACCGTGAGGATACGGCTTGGACGGGTCAACGCACTGTTCACGAGTGAAGCCGTTGATAGAAAGAGACACATCGTCAATCAGACGGCCTTCCTCTATCCGACATTCTCCGTAAAATTCCTCTCCTGTATTGAAGTCGATTGCTCCAAGACTGAGTAAGGAATGTTTGCGTGGGTCAAGTCCGCTGGTTTCGGCGTCGATGATAATCATGTCAATCCTTTTGCTTTTCGAGTTCTTTGACAGTCTTTTCAGCAAGCGCCGTTCGCTCTTCTGCTGTGCTCACAACAAGCGACAGCATGTCTTCCTCGCTACGGAAGATTGCACCGCGAAGGTCTTTGAAGCCCTTCTTCACAAGCTCGGATGCCTTGGTGCGACCCTTTGGAAGATAGGTGTTCTTCGGAGCATAAAAGAATTCGTAGATGCCTTCGCAGAATTCACCCTCGTATGAGACTAGGGTGACATACTCGTGCAGCTTGCCGGTCTTGCGACAGACATAGTGAACACTGCGCAGTTCATAACCGAAATGCGGAACGTGTGGGTGAAGTTCAAAACCAAGCTCCTTGAGCTTGTTTTGTAGTTGTTCCATTGAAGGGTTCATAAATTAAAACCACTTGTCGTCTTTGAAAGTCTTGAGCATGAGAAGAAAATCTTCACCATCATTCACGTCGAGCCACGCACGAAGAGCCAAGCTCATTACTCGGTTTTCGGGAAGTTCGTCGTTGTTGCGAGAATAGTCTTCGATTGCTGTGATGTAGTTGTAGATGTTTTGCTTCTTATCGTTCTTGTGATTGTGAATCGCCTGACAGAGTGCGTGCCACACGCCGATACCCTCATCGTTGGCAACAAGGACATAAACCAGTGTTTCCAAACGAGTGTCCGTGTATTTGCGGAGATAAGTGTGCATCGCATGTGAAATGTTTGCGGTGTCTTCGGTGAACTTTGGAGTCGGTTTAACTCCATTGATGAACTTTTTTAGAAACATCATTGCCCGCGCAGCTTCTCGGTCCGTGTCTGTTGCCCACGGATTCGATGCGGCTTTCGCGGCGGCTTCGATGGCATAAAAGAGTTCGCGTTTCTCTTCAAGAGTGTATTGTCTTTCGGGGAGTTTGGTAGTGCTCATTCTTGTTACACGTTATCAAAAGTCTGGGACGTGTCAATAAAAAAGCGAGGCGATTGCTCGCCTCGCTCGAAAATGTAATCAGTTCACCAAGAAACGATTAGATAGTCCCAGCTTTCGTTGTCGCGTTGGTCATAACCTTGTTCACGTTTAACGGTATAACCGTTTGCTCGCAATTGTTTGATAACGCGGTCAACGTCTCGTTGGCAATAACAATCGTTTCCGACCGTAATTTGGGAGTCGCCCCTGCGTGCAGCGGCTTCAATCTTTTCGTAGACTCGTTCCACGCGAATGGAATAGGCGTCTGTGAGTTTACGTGCTTCAGTGGCTTTCATGGTATTTAGAGTTTCGCGTTCTCACGAACTTCGTTGAAGGTGTATTCCTTGACGAGCACGCCGTTCTCAAACACGGTCTCAAGAATGTCCTTGCGACCGGACGGGATTTCTTCCACCTTGACGGTTTGGAAGACGTTGAACACAGGGTCGTGCAGCAGAGCCAAACGACCGCGCTTCGACGCCTTGCTCAAGTCCTTGGGCAGCTTGTAAACATCGTGCCACTGACCGTTGCGGCGAATGGCCGATGCCTTGAAGGCGAACCGCTGGGTGTCGCGATTGACCTTCTGCAAGAGACCGCCACCCATACCGAAGACCATATTCTCGGCAGAGAACTTGGCAGCTTCGAGTGTGGCCAGAATCTTTTCGATGCCGTCCTTGTCGATACCGTCGCCCCACAGGACGCGAACCTTGGGATTCAGGACCATAAAGCCCTTGCTGTTGACCGTGTAGCCAAAGTGATTGGCGAGAGTCTGAACAACCCAGAGGGTTTCTGTTTCCGGGGTCGGGTGGACTGGGGTGATGCTGTCAGGACGAACCACCAGCACGCCGTCACGATTGAGGATGCGGTTCTTGTATTTCTTGCAAACGAGGTTCTCGACATAGTTGTAAATGTCGTAGGAGTCGGCCACGGTAGCGAGGATGCCGGTAGGATACTTGTCGAGAAGCTCGCCAAGGATTTCCTCTTCGCCATCGGCACCACGCGAAGTCATGATGCTGTGCTCAGTAGCGGCGACAGAGTAGGCGAGACCATCGAAGCTCGCGCCGTAGTATTCTGCCGCAGCCTGCATACCAACCATCGTGTCGGTGCCAAGGAAGTTTATGATGTGGGCGGCACCACCGATAGCAGCAGCTTCGTCAGAAGTCGCGCCGCGATAACCGAAGTCGTGAAGCATGAAGCTCACGGCACCGGGATTGTCGCTGGTGCGAGCAAGGAAGGCGCTCATCATTTCCTTGGTGCTACGGCTGAGAGCCGCGACGGTGGACGAATACCACACGTGAGTCAGCACAGACTCAACATAGTTGGTGAGCCATGCACACTTGGGGTCGGTGTTCTCAACGGTCATCAGCACGTTGTTGACCGTAACCGGAGTGCCTTCCGGCACAGCCTTGATGCGGAGCGGCAGCTTGCCGCCATGCACGTTGAGAATGTGCTCCCAACCCTTGCGGTTGAAATAGAGTTCGTTGCCGAAGTGTGCCTTGCACACAGCGGCGGCATATTCAATCTTCTCACGGGTCACAACGACGCCGGTGAGATATTCTTTGAGGATGAACTGAAGTCCGAAGAGCGGAGTCTTGTTAAACTTCGCGCCCTTGCGGGATTCGAAGTAGCTGTAAACATATTCGGTGCCCTCGGGAAGCATGTTCCAGTGGGTCGGCTTATAGCTGTCTGTCTGTAATAGGATATTAGCTTTCATAGGTTTATCTTTATCTTTCTATGGGTTTGGTTTTCTCGTCCTTATGTTATATCTCGGACTTTGAAAGTTAGTCAGCCTTTTTCTTGGCCTTGAAGTTTGTCTTGATGTATGTCTCGAACATTTCCCACAAGGGAAGATGTTCTTCAACGATGTTGAGAGTTGCGCCCGTAACCTTGACTGGATAGATTTCACCTTCGTTTATGATGGAGACGCTCTTTGTAAGGTCGTCAAGGTCAAACCAGCGAACTTCGGCAACATCGTCATCCGGGGCAGGAGCGCCGGAATTTTCGTTGTAGATGCCAACATACAGATGGGTCATGATTTTTTCAGACGGGTTGCTAGCATAGCGCCAGTCGTTCACGCGGGCGCTGCCAACATACCGAAGACCCTCAAGCCCAACATTGACGCCGGTTTCCTCGTCCAACTCGCGTAGAGCTGCTTCTTCAAATGAAGCATCTTCCGGGGAAACGAAACCACCAGCAAAGCGATACTTGTTTTCGAGGGGCTTACGGGCAAGAAGGACGCGGCGTTCAACCGGGTCAAACACGGCCACATCGACCGTAGAATAGACCGTGGGATAGCGCTGATACGACGCCCAAATTGCACCTGCCCGAAATTGTGGGTTACTCTGCGGAGCCTGTGCAATCTTCTGACGCAGTTCAGTTCCCGAAACATAGCGGGTGGCCTGCAACTCGCGGGTGTCAAACTTGCCGTGATAGTGCTTGAGGAACGAGTCGCGGCTTCCATAAAGGACCACTGTATCGTTCGGACCAATCGCGTCTTTGATTTGCTCATCGAGCTTCTGCGACCAGTCTTCGTCGCTGCGATTGTCTTTGATGTAACCGACTGAGAGGTTCGGGAACTTATCATGGGGATAAGCTTCCAGAATCATCTGCTTGCGAGGCTGAAAGTCGAGCGGGTCTCGGATGCTGCCTCGGATGGGACTGAGTCCCAAGAAAATCATCACCTTCGGATGATTCGCGAGAACTGTATCAATGAGTTCTCGGTGTGCTTCGTGGAGTTCGGCTACTTGAAAGCGGCCAATTACGACACCCACGGTGTATTGCTTAGTTACTTCTTTCATATCTTTATCTGATTGAGGTTGTTTGTTTTGTAAGTCGGGTCATCAATAACACCCTTCTTACACTCATAACTATGCAGATGGTTTGTGAAATGTCAAGGGCAATCGGTTTTTATATTTCGCCTATTCGACAAAATATAATCCAAAACGTCACTGGTCACAAACACAATATGAATATAATCCAGACGCTCGTTAATCCAAACACCCATATGCTTGTTGCCTAGTCCAGATGGACTTGAGCATGGTCTAGATTGACTATCCCACAGATATGATACATTTGGGGACTTGAAATGTTCATCAATGTGAACAGGCAAAGGAAGTGCGTCGAGAATCGCAGCTATTTTTTTGGGTTTAGAACTTACTGCCATTCTCTTCATCGCCTCTTCGATTTCGTGAGGATTCATCTGAAAAGAAACTTTTGACTTGGAAACACCTTTTCCAGCGCTTCCTCTTTTGTCATCCAAGCAAAGTCGTCGATTTCAGGAAACCCACCGGGTTCTACCATCGAATGACACTTTGGCTTGATGTTTACCGTAACGCCATACTCGTCTTCGACAAAATAGACGCGCACTTTCTTGGTTTTGAGGGTGTATTCCACGAAACTGCCACGATGCAATCCAAGTGCCTTGAGGTCGATGCCGGTTTCTTCCTTGAATTCTCGAAACGCAGTTTCGGCGAACGTCTCACCTTCTTCTTGCATTCCCTTGAAGACGGTCCAGCCATCTTTGTCGGGCTTGTTTGTGCAATGACCAAGAAGATACTTGCCATCGTGATGTAAAAGTATTCCGCAGCTGATGTTCATTTGGAAAAATTCAACTTTTTCATTTGCTTATCAAGCGCTCTTTTTTGTTTCTCAAGTTCTTTCAGCTTCTCGAACGCTTCTGGACATGAGGCTTTTATCTCATCCCACGTTTCAGAAATGCCAGTCTCTATTGTTTGTTCTTGAAAAAACAAATCGCCCTCTTCGGAATTCAGTCGCTTGAGCATCAGGTCGCCAACAGAATGCAAATAATGCATTTTCAACGATGTGCCGGGTTTCATCTGCTTTATTCTCGATACCTGTGTTTTGGAAAGCAAAGGATACAGCTTTTCCAAATCTTCGAGCAAATAAATCTTTTTGGAGGCAGATTCTCCAAGTGCAGTGAACCAATCTGTGTAATGCACCCGGCACGGAATCGAAGGTCTAGAGCTATCATAGAATACAAAGTATTTGTTTTCGTCGGTGTTCATTTGAGTAGCTCCGGCGTTTGATGAATGTTACCAATGATTTTTCTGTGCATTCGTTCGGTTGGAACGCCATACCAACCATTCACTCCCCAATTGGTATTTTCGGTGGTAATCCACTTAATAACTTCATATCGAGGAACGGAAGTATACATCGGTGTCGTGTCCATGACGATGTCACCTTCATAAATTTCCTTTCCATCGGCATCTTTCAAACCGGTGTATTGTTCTACACACTCGGCATAATCCTTTGCCTTGGCAAAAAATTGGTCGAGACGTTCAAGCGCCGATGGCCAATTGAAATCATCGGAGTAACAATAGTGTTTGATGACGCTATCCCAATATCGAAATTTGATTTCTCGTTTCATTTCTTCATGAAAATTGTGCCTCGGGTAATATCACCCAGCAGACAATTATAGGCGTCAAACCTTCCCTCGTCTCTACCACGCTGCACGTCGTCTCTGCTCAAGTCATTTTTCAACATTCTATTCAAATCTCGCAAATGCTTGAGCCACTTGACCAACTTTTCTTGGTCAATTTCATAATACATGTCGCCACGTGTTACTGGTTCGTCTTCCCAATTTTTTGTATTCATTTCTTTGTAACCTTGACGCAGTTGGGGTCGTTCATTGCGTTTGCGAGAAAGTTGGTGTATCCATGCTTCGGACAAACGGTGATGTAAGCGGCGTGTTCATCGCTCCACTGGACTTGGCGCACGAACTTGGCAAGCGTTCGACTGCCTTCCTGTTCGTGATGAAAAACGAGAGTGTCTCCGTAGTTGATTGGAGCACCATCCGTTGTTCGTTTTCCGGTGAATAACGCTTTCATGTTAGGAATCGCAGCTGATTTCAATCTTATTACCGGTGAGGTAAGCGGTGTGAAGCATGAGGTCGCCCATGTCGTGCCCCCAAATGCCGTAGCGGCCATTGGAGCTTGCGCGATTGAGCATACCGGGAATGTGACTGGTCTTGCGACCAACGTCGCCCTCTTCGGCGGCGTAGATATGATTGTAGCTGGCAATCACCTTTTCAATCAAACCTTCGCGAGTCAAGCCCTCGGCACCAACATCAAACTCGGCATTGAAAGGATTGGAAAGTGGATAAGTGATTTCCAGTTCATACCTTCCCTGCTTGAGAACCACTTCCTTGGGGTCAGGAGAAACGCGACCGCTTTTTTCCGCATATTTGTCCAGTTTATCACCGGGCTTATAGCTTGACATGTGAACATAACCGAGGTCAATTGAGTTGGATTTGGACTTCATATAATCGAATGGTGCGGAGTTTTTATGAAAAGTCAAACTCTAATTGAGTTTCTTTAAGCAAGTCTTCAACCTCCCACCAATCATAGACAGTCACACGGTCCCGCAGTTCGGCCCGCAGAGCCCAATGCGTGTGATTATAATTCGGGTCAATATCAACATGATTGAATGCGTGCTCCAAATCATACTTGATTGTAGATAAGGCTGTTAGGATAGGGTCAGCACCTTCGTTGTCGCCGGAGTAATTATAAAGGCAGTTCTTTTCTTTGACAATTGGCACGGTATCGCTCATGCCAAAGTCATATAAAACATATGCAGTGTCCTCACCTTCTTTCAAGACCACGATTTCAACCTTTAAGGGCGGGTTGAATTCGACGATACCATAACCACAAAGTCTTTTTATAGTTACATTCGCTTCGATATATGTCTTGTCGTCATATTCGTTGACATGCTCGCTTCGACTGATTTCAACAATTTCGTTCATATACCAGTAAACATATCAGCATTTGGTTACTAGTCAAACAAAAAAGCCCGTCCGACTAAGGACGGGCTTTCGATTTAATAGCTGTTGCTTTTAGTTCGTCGGGGGCGCGGAGACGGAACCATTGCCGTTGACAAGGATGTTCACACCCTTTTCAAATTGGTCGGCAAGGAGATTGACGCTCATCTTTTCAGGCAGATAACCCTTCACGTTCTGAACGCCAGTAGCGAACGACTTGGCGACTTCAATCTTCACGAAGGCGTCGGCACCGGGGACAGCGTAAGCAGACAGTTGCAGCTTCTTAGCTTCGGCTTCCGCTTGACCGAGAGCAAGAATAGCCTCGGCGCGGTTTTCAGCAGCTTCGCGTTCGCCTTGGGCGATAAGAACATTGCGGTTCTTTTCAGCTTCGGCTTGGAGCCTGCTTGGCATCAGCTTCGGCGCGGAGCACGTTCTGCTGCGCAATTCGCTCGGCATCAAGAATACCCTTTTCCTTGTCGCGACGAGCTTCAACCAGAGTCTTCTCATAGTCAGCTTGTGCCACGGCCTTTGCCTTTTCAGCGGCAGCCTCCGCAGCCTTGGTCTGTTCAATGTTCTTGAGACGTTCCTGAACGGCGACCTGACGAGCAACGATTTGGTCAACAACTTCGATATAATCGTTGAGTTCCTTGGATGTTCTGAGGTTCTTGAGAATGTCATCTTGAAGGCTAACCAGACCGGGGCCTGAATAAGCATCCAGCGCGGTGCGAAGCGTGGCCTGATTCTTCACGATGTTCAGAAACGGCGTGCGGATAATGTTCTCTTCCACCACATTTTTCCGCGAATTCATGTGAAGATTCACCAATTTATCCGGTCGTCGCTTCCACTGCATACGCATAGAAATGCGCATGTCCTGCTGGTCGCTCGACTGAACAACGTAGGCGTCTGCGATGCGACCCTCGGCAATTTCTTCTCCGTTGTCCTTGTCGTTCATGACATACAGCTGCATACCGGTCTTGTAAGGATAAACCGAGACCTGACCGTGAGTCAGAGGATTCATCACAAAGAAGTATGTGCCGGGACCAATGGGTTCCTTACGAACACCATTCCAATCTTCCAACACGGCCATTTCGTCACCGTCAATGGTGCGAACCTTCACGACTGAAATGCCGACTACGAGAGCCAGCACGAGACCAACGATTACAACAATCTTCGTAAACGGAAAAGAAGAGTTGTCGCTCTTGTTATTGCTATAGTTCATATTTGTTTTATTCCTTGTTCAGAATGTCTTCTGATTTGTTTTTTTGAATTTTGTTTTGTTTGTGCCAAGAGTAGAGTTCACGTGAAGTGATTGCAACGAGAACAACTGCTACAATGGCGGTGATAAGTTCGAACAGCACGAAGAAGGTTCTCGCGCGAAAGACGATACCTGCAACGAATAGGCACGCCAGAATGGCAGCGCTCCACTTGTATAAAGATTGAATGTTTTTCATGACTGTGAACAGCCTATGGCGTTTTTATCAAAAGTCAATCACAAGCGCATTACACAATCACAAGACTTTTCTCGTCTTGAGGATATGCAAAATCAGTTTTCGTTGAGTGGTGCTCAAACAATGTCCCAGCATCACCAAAATGTTTTCAAGGTGACTTATTTCCAATTCACTGAATGAATTGGTTTTGGCTGGTCCCTTACCGTCCAGTCCATAGCTCGTCCATTGAAGTTCATTGGCCAATTCATCAAGTTGCTTCTCGGTCATGGCGTTGACGATGCCCGTTTGTATGGCGATATATTCCGCTTCGTTGTTCATATACCAACAGCATGACGGTTGTTTATAAAAACGCAAGCAAAAAAGCCCGCCTTTTTCGAGAACGGGCTTTTCTTTTATATGGATGCCGATTTATACTTACTCGGCGTTGAGCGGAACGACTGACGTGAGGAAAAGCAGCTTGGTGAGATACATCACCTGTTGCTTGGACAGCTTGTTACCCTTGAGGTCCACGGTGATGGCAGAAGACATAACCGTGTCATTGACCATCGTATCCTTGTATTTCATCAGGCCGGTGAGCGCCGGGATGGTGTCGTCGGTCGAAAAGAACGCGGATTCGTCGGTAGGGCCAGAGAACACAGAGGCTTCTGATTGTGCGGGTTCATTGACGCGAATATCAAATTCATACTGACCTTCGCCGGTGGTGGCACGGCTAGGAGATTCAATCCAACGAATGTTGCCCGAGAGTTTGTCTTGATATTGGCGACCGTCCACGGCATAGACAACGGTGACGCCATCAAAATACCAAGCAGAGCGGCCATAATCATAGACGAGAGAACCATTGACCTTGACTTCCGGGT